AATATACTCAACAACTAATCACGGCGGGTCTGTTTATTTTGATGGGAGTGGCGATTATTTACGGGCAGATACGGCACTTGATGGATTTACTTCAACTACTGATCCGTGGACAATGGAAGCATGGGTTAATCCATCAAGAGCTGCTCCAGCTACTGGGGGAACGATTAATGATGTTGTTTTTGGTGTTAATACCGTTGCATCCGGCGCTAATATTTTTATTGCGACTACGGGCACGTGGAATGTTGGAGTTGACGAAAATTATAGCATAAAGGCACAGAACAATGCATGGAACCATCTTGCAGTAGTCTACAATGGAACTGTTCTTAAAATATATATGAACGGCCAGCTTTCTAAAACTAAAACTTGGTCACCAAGCACCGCATTATCAAATTGTACTTTTTCTATAGGCACAGAATTTGATGCAGCAAACGGTGGATCGCCAGGGAATTACTATCAAGGATATATTTCTGATATTAGGGTTTTACCAACAGAACACTATACTGACGAATTTACTCCACCAACTGCTCCTCTATCTTCAACTGGATCGGTGTTACACATCCAAGGCACAGACGCTTCGATTATAGATAAGTCCCAAAGTAGTAATCTAAAACTCTTTGGAAACGCTACTGGTTCAACGACTCAGGTTAAGTTTGCTGGTTCACAGTCAATGTATTTTGATGGAACTGGAGATTATATAACGAGTCCTGATAATGATCTTTATGAAATGGGGAGTGCTGATTTCACTGTTGAATTATGGGTTTATTGTACTGGCGATCCAGGCACTTGGCAGATCCTAGTCGGCAAAGGCGCTTCCGGCATTTATTCTCCGTTCGCTCTATATAGAAATTCAAATGGCAATGGTTACTTATACGGATCTACAAATGGAACTAGTTGGGCTGTTAGTAATAGTTTTGGTGCGCTTTCAACAAACACTTGGTATCACCTAGCTTTAACTAGAAGCGGGAATACTTGGACAGTTTATAAAGATGGCGTAAGCAGTTATAGTACCACTATAAGTGGATCTGTATATAATAATTCTACCGCTCTTGCAATAGGCGGTAGATCCGACAACACAGAGTTGTTTCAAGGATATATGTCTGACGTTCGTATCACTAAAGGACTCGCAAGATATACCGCAAACTTTACACCACCCACAGAACCATTAAAAGGTTAACTTAAAAAACATATAAATAGTCATATCAAAAGAGAGGTATGACATGGCCGTAGTTACATCTAGAGCTGAATTTAAAGAATATTGTCTTAGAAAACTAGGTTCTCCAGTTATTCAAATAAATGTCGCAGATGAACAAGTAGAAGATCGTGTAGACGATGCACTAGAGTTTTATCGTGACTATCATTTTGATGCGGTAGAGGATGTTTTTCTCAAGCACCAAATAACTGAAGACGATATTACAAATCGATATATTCCTATTAATGACTTAGTAATTGGAGTTAAAAGAGTAATTCCTCTTTACGAAAAATTCAGTCACAGTACAAACATGTTTGATGTTAGATATCAAATGTTCTTAAATGATGTTTATAATTTAAGAAGTACAGAGATGTTATCATATGAATTGACTCAAAGTCATATTCAGTTAGTCAATGATATGATTACTGGACAAGTTCCTATCAGATTTAATAGACACCAAAACCAACTTCATCTTGATATTGATTGGGATGAAGCGCTAGTTGTTGGTGAGTTTATTATCGTAGAAGCGATGAGGGTTCTTGACCCTGATGTTTATACAGATGTTTGGAATGACAGATGGTTAAAAAGATATGCAACCGCACTGATTAAAAAACAATGGGGAGAAAATTTATCGAAGTACGAAGGCATTTCGATGCCTGGAGGTGTGACCTTCAACGGTTCCAGAATTCTTGATGAAGCAAATCAAGAAATAGAACAACTGGAACAAGAAATGTCTTTAAGTTATGAACTTCCTGTAGACATTATGGTGGGATAGTCATATGGCTACAAATCAGTATTTTAACACTATATCATTTGCACCAGAGCAATCCTTAACAGAAAATCTTGTTGCTGAATCAATTCAGATTCACGGGCAGGATATGTATTATCTGAAAAGAACTGATGTAAACGAAGATACTGTTTTTAACGAGTCAACTATATCCGAATTCAATGATGCGTTCTCTATTGAAATGTATATTGAAGATGCAGATGGTTTCCAAGGAGAGGGCGACTTCTTATCAAAGTTTGGTTTAGAGATTAGAGATCAATTAAATCTTATTGTATCTATTAAAAGGTGGGAAGAAGAATCCACTATGCAATATCCACAAGAAGGCGATTTAGTATACTGGCCTCTACAAGATAAAGTTTATGAAATTAAATTTGTAGAAGACGAAGTTGCATTCTGGCAATTAGGCAAAAGATATGTCTATAGACTATCTACAGAATCATTCGAATTCTCAAGTGAGAAGTTTAATACAGGAATTGATGAGATTGATGACATTCAACAACAGACATTTGTTACTGTTGATTTAACTTTGGGTACTGGAACTGGCGAATTTACCGTAGGTGAAATAGTATATCAAGGTGCAAACTTCGATTCAGCAACAGCAACAGGTACAGTAGAAACTTGGAATTCTGGAACTAAGGTTTTGAAACTTTCAAACCTCACAGGGAGTTTTGCACAAAACACAAATACTGTTGGTAGAGACAGTGGTGCGAATTATCTATTGGGCGCAACGCAACAAATTGTATATACAGAAAACAAGACAACAGACACCACAGATGGAACTTCTGGACAAGACACAGTATTCACTGGTTCAAGTTCAAATGTAGAAAAGGTTATCGACTTTACCGTTGGAAACCCATTCAGTGAGGATTACTAATGTTAGGTAATAGTCCATATTATAGAAGTACAATTAGAAACTATGTTATTGCATTTGGTTCTATATTCGATGATATTACTATCGATAGAAGAAACGCCAATGGAGATGTGTTGGAAACGATTAAGGTTCCCCTTGCATACGGCCCTTCACAAAAATATCTGGCAAGAATAAATCAACCAGCAGGAAATCTTGGAGATTCTGTTGCAATCACCTTGCCTAGAATGAGCTTTGAAATTTCTGGATTTACATACGCACCAGAAAGAAAATTTTCTAAGACACAAAAAATGTCTAGACCAAATTCTGCAGACCCGAATACTAAAAATTATGTGTATAATCCAGTCCCTTATGATATTGGATTCACTCTAACAGTCATGGCAAAAAATGCGGATGACGCAACTCAAATAGTAGAACAGATATTACCATACTTTACTCCTACCTTTAATATACCAATAAAAGAAGCGAATGAGTTAAGTGTAATTCGTGATACAGGACTGACATTAAATTCTGTATCATATGAGGATGATTATGAAGGAGACTTTCTATCTAGAAGAGCGCTTCTGTGGACATTAGAATTTACATTAAATGGATTTTTCTATGGTGTTCCAAGAGAACAAAAAATCATTAGAACAAGTACTGCAACAGTGGGCGACTTAGATAGTTCAGAAGTAACATATGCGGAAGCAACAGTAACAACTGACCCTAGTAATGCACTTCAAACAGATAACTATGAATTTTTGACCACATTTAATGAAGACTTTGGAGAATAACAATGAAGAAACTAGATGATGAGCAGTTAAGTAAGTTTCTTGAAATCGATAACAAAATAGAAAAGAAATCACAAGAAATAATAGAGCGTCAAAAAAATAATGTAGAAATTTATAAAGACAAAGAATCTAGAAACGAAGATATTGAAGAAGACTATCAATATCACAGAGAACTTTTAAAAGATTTAGTTTCTATGGGACAAGAATCTTTACAAAATTTGATGATGATTGCAAGGGAAAGTGAACATCCCAGAGCATATGAAGTGACTGCAGGACTTTTGAAAACTACTGGCGATTTAGCAAAAGATTTAATAGAACTTCAATTGACAATGAATAAAATAGAAAACACTAAAGACGGTGGAGTTCCACAAAAAGTAGTGAATAACGCAATATTGGTTGGAAGTACCAATGAACTCTTAGAAAGACTAAGAGGTAAAAATAGAGAAGAAGATACTGATGAGTGAAGTATATCACAACAACCCCAATCTAAAAGCAGCTGGGGTTGAGATTGAATGGACTGAAGAACAGGCCGCAGAATATGTCAAGTGTATGGAAGACCCTGTACATTTTATTAAGACATATATGAAGATTGTCAATGTTGACAAGGGTTTGGTAAACTTTGACCTATATCCATTCCAAGAAAAGATGATTAGATCATTTCATGATGAAAGATTTACTATTTGTAAAATTGGGAGACAGTCTGGTAAGTCTATTACATGTATTGCATTCTTTCTTCACTATATTCTTTTCAACAAAGATGTTTCTGTTGCATTACTTGCAAACAAACTTGCCACTGCAAGGGAATTATTAAGTAGACTACAAAGAGCATACGAGAATCTTCCAAAATGGTTACAACAAGGCGTGATGGTTTGGAATAAAGGTTCTATCGAATTAGAGAACGGTGCAAAGGTACTTGCAGCTGCAACATCATCAAGTGCAATTCGTGGTGGTTCTTTTAATATTCTTTTCTTGGACGAATTCGCATTCGTTCCAAATGAAATTGCAGAGGAATTTTTTAATTCTGTGTATCCTACAATTTCATCTGGTGAATCAACTAAAGTTCTTATTGTATCAACTCCGCAAGGAATGAATCATTTCTATAAATTGTGGGTTGATGCAGAAGAAGGAAGAAATACATATAATCCTATTTCTGTACACTGGAGTGAAGTGCCAGGCAGGGATGAGGAGTGGAAAAAAACAACAATTAAAAATACATCTGAAGAACAGTTCAGACAAGAATTTGAAACTGAGTTTTTAGGAAGTTCAAATACTTTAATTAGTCCAACAAAATTAAAAACTCTGGCATATAGAAATCCACTTGAGAAATTAGAAAATGGAAGTCTAAAAATATATGAGAAGCCTAGAGAAGGAAGAGTATATTTTACTACAGTAGATGTATCTAGAGGTAGAGGATTAGATTATTCTGCATTCTCTATATTTGATGCGTCTGAAGTTCCGTATAAACAGGTTGCAGTTTTTAGGTCGAATTTAATTCCTCCTATGGTATATCCTACTGTAATCAAAAAGATGTGTCAGATATATAATGACTCTTATGTTTTGATAGAAGTAAATGATGTCGGACAACAAGTTTCGGACATCTTATATCATGAGTTAGAATATGAAAATATGATAAGTATTCACAACGACACAAGAAAAGGTCAAAGTGTTAGTGGAGGCTTTGGTGGAAGAGGCGGAACTACACTAGGAATTAGAACAACAAAGGCAACTAAAAAAATAGGATGTTTAAATCTTAAGAGTTTAGTTGAGGAAGATAAAATTTTAATACAAGATTTTGATACAATCAATGAATTAACAAGTTTTATTTCGAAGGGTCATAAATATCAAGCAGATGTTGGTAAAAATGACGATTTGGTGGACACATTAATTTTGTTCTCTTGGATGACAACTGATGACTATTTTAAAGAATTATCTGATATTGACACAAGAAACGAAATTTATGAGGAGAGGTTAAGAAATATTGAGGAAAATATGTTACCATTTGGATTTATTTCATCCAGTTATGATTTCGAATCTTTTGTTGATGCTGATGGAGACAGATGGACTACAGAAGACACCAATTAGGTAATTAGGTGAATTTGTTGTTTTTATAAATAAATAGAAAATACACTATAAAATAATTTAAAGGAGATAAAAAATGGCATTCCAAGTAAGTCCTGGCGTTAACATTTCAGAGATTGATGCTTCTACTAGTGTTCCAGCATTAGCCACCAATACTGGTGGTTTGGTTGGTAGGTTTAGTAAAGGCCCAATTGACGAAATCGTAACCGTAAGTAGCGTTGAAGAATTGAGATATCACTTTGGCGATCCAGCTGAAGACAACTATAGATCATGGTTCACAGCGGCTAACTTCCTTTCATATTCAAATTCATTGAAAGTTGTTAGAGTTGCGAATGATGATGATTCAAATGACGCAAATAGAATTAAAAACGCAATATCTGGTATTGCCGCTGCAACAGTTGCAACTGCAAGAACAGACAATTTTACTGGACAGTCTTCAACAACTGATACAGTATTTGGTTCATCTGCACAAGCATTCACTTATGCAGTTAGTACCACAGCACCAACTGCAAGTGTTGATTTACATACAACTGCAGATAGTGCAGGAAACTATCTTTTACCAAGACAGGATACTGGTAACGCACTAGTTACTAGTTCCGGCGCCGCAGCTGGTACTGATACTCCAGTTCGCATTCTCTCTGGGTCAGATGTTCAAGTTTCCGTAAGAGGTGTAAATGAAACTTCTGGTGGACTCGTTCCAACAGCACGTTACTCTCTATCTGGACAAGCAATTACATTTGAAACACCAGTTGGACAAACTGCAAACTCTGGGCCATATTACATCCATTCAGCGGATGGTGCTACAGTTGGTGCAGCAACAACAAATCTTGGTTCTGGTTTTTATTACCCAGTATACGACAGAGTTTCTGACGCAGAAATCGCTGATGCAGGAACATATAATGGTGATGGAGTCGCCGTTGCATACTTCTTCCAAAAGTATGGTGGTGGAATTACACTGACTTCTGACACAAACGATACTGTTACTTTAGATAACGCAGACCATGGTTTCCAAGTTGGTGATGCAGTTGTGTATGTAGAAAATGCTGGTGCCGCAGTAGGTCTTACAGACGGAACGATTTATTATGTTGCATCTGTAAATGCTGCAACAATCGGACTTTCTGCAACTTTTGACTTCCAAGCAAATACTGCTGGTTCTGCTGTTGATATTTCAGTAGATACACTTTCTCCAAATGTCGCTGGTGGTAACATTTATAAAGTTTGGTATATGCCAGATGAGTTTGAAAATACTGCAACCGCAGCTGCTCCTGCAAACACTGCAATTAAATTGTTCGCAGATGCAAACGACCAAGTTGTAATTAATGTTGCACAACAAACTGTGTTCACATTGTCAAATGCGCCAGGTACATATGCAGTAGAAAATCAATCTATCGCTGCAACAAATGATGTTGATGGTGTATATGCTGCAACAGACTATAGTATCGCTGCGAATAGTGCAGATTTTACTTTCCTTTCAAATGCACCACTTACAGGTGAAACAGTAACTATTACTGTTCCTGCAAGACGTTCATTTACACTTGGACAAGCTGTTACTGCGACACAAACTGTAGAGGTTACTGTTAATGGTGTTCCATACACAGAAGGTGCTACAAATAATGGATTTAGTTTGGTTGGAGATAGAACAAGAATCTTGTTTGCAACCGCTCCTGCTGGTGGTGACGCCATCGTTGTAAGAACAAACTTACCAGAAGAAACAACATATACATTTAGTACAACAGTATATCTTCCAAACAAAGATGCGTTTGACGCACTTGGGTTTGGTAATGCTGGATTTAGTGGCCACGAATTTGCATTTAAAGATTCTGGTGCCGTTGGTAATAGATACAAAATTTATCTTGTAGACGAATCTTCATATGATAACTTTGTAATCAACGAACCATCAATTGCTGCAGTTCTTAGTGGTGCTCCGAATGCTGATGATAATACTGTTGACCCAGTAACTAATGATTCACAAGGTATTTCAATCGTTGTTACTGAAATGTCTCCTGCTGGTGAAACAGTAGTAGAAGTTTTAGAAAATATGTCAAAAGCAAGTAACGGTAAGACAGAAGATGGTACAAACATCTATTATGTTGACCGTATTAATAATTTGTCTAATTATGTTTATGTCCTTAACCATCCAACAGGTACTACCGATTGGGGTCAAGATATTACACTAACAAAGACAAGTTTTGCAAGACTTAATACAACAGGTTCCGCAACTGGTGCAGAACAATATGTTGAAAGAGAGTTTGGAAACGGTAGAAACGGAATTGCACCTACTACTGGTGCGTTCTCTAACGGAACAGATCTATTTGCTGATTCTGAAAATGTTGACATCGCCTTCTTACTTGCTGGTGAAGCACTTGAAATTGCATCTAGTGTAGATGCTGCAAGAGCTGCAGCTGCAAAACTTATCCAAGTTGCTTCTGATAGAAAAGATACGGTTGCATGTCTGTCTCCAAGATATGCAGATGTAGTTACTGATGCAAATGCAAGAAGTTCAGATGCACAAATCGCATTCTGGAGAAGTGTTGGTTCAAATAACTATGCATTTGTAGATTCGAACTATAAATATCAGTATGATAAGTACGCTGACAAGTTCCGTTGGGTTCCATTCAATGGAGATGTTGCTGGTTTGATGGTTAGAAGTGAACAAGAAAGAGATGCATGGTATTCTCCTGCTGGATTTAACCGTGGTAATGTCAAAAATGTTGTTAAAACACTTCAAACACAAGACAAAGCAGACAGAGATTCGTTGTATAAAAATGCAATCAATCCAGTCGTTAACTTCTCTGGACAGGGAACAGTATTATTTGGTGACAAGACATTCACTACCAAGAGTTCTGCATTTAGTAGAATCAATGTTAGAAGATTGTTTATTGTACTTGAAAAGTCTATTGCTGCTGCTGCCAAGTTCACTCTGTTTGAGTTCAATGATGAGTTCACTAGATCACAGTTTACATCTCTCATCGAACCATTCTTGCGTGAAGTGCAAGGAAGAAGAGGTATTTACGACTTCAGAGTAGTTTGTGATGAAACAAACAACACTGCCGAAGTGATTGATCAGAATCAATTCGTGGGTGACATCTACATTAAACCTGCAAGATCGATCAACTTCATTCAACTCAACTTTGTTGCAGTTAGAACTGGTGTTGATTTTGATGAAATTGTTGGTGCAGTTTAATATAAATAGATTAGAAAACAGGAGAAAATAAACAATGGCATTCAACATAGAACAATTTAAGTCAAACTTTGCAGATGGTGGCGCTCGTCCTAACTTATTTAGAGTTAGAATGAATTTTCCTGCTGGGGTAGGTGCTGCCGCCCCAACAGAACTTGCATTCGTTGTAAGGGCTGCTCAGATTCCTTCAGCAACAATCGCTCAGATTGATGTCCCTTACTTTGGTAGACAGGTAAGGGTTGCTGGTAATAGAACATTTGAACCATGGACTGTTACAGTAATTAATACTGAAGAGTTTGCAGTAAGAAATTCATTAGAACAGTGGATGAACGCAATCAATCAGCATAACTTGAATACACAACAGTTTGCATCAAATTCTCTTGCCGCCTACAAATCAAACGCATTTGTAGAACACTACGGTAAGGATGGACAAGGAAGTGTTATCGCTCGCTATGAGTTCAGAGGATTATTCCCAACTGAACTAGGTGCAGTAGAACTTTCTTGGGACGCAAACGATCAGTTGGAAGAATTTACAGCAACATTCGCATATGACTATTGGCAGCACGATAACGTTGTAACTTCTTAATTTAAATAATTAAAGAGTTGGATATAGTATGGAAATTAAATTATTTGGCTTCACTCTTCTAAAGACTGGAGAGGAAAACAAAAATCTTAAATCATTCGTCCCACCAAGTGGGGCGAATGATGAAGACTCTCTAGAAGTTTCTTCAAATTTTTACAGCACATTTTTAAATTTAGAAAATACCGCAAGAAGCGATCAAGAACTTATCGATAGATATAGAGATATGTCAATCTATCCAGAAGTCGAGGTTGCGATTGACGATATTGTTTCTGAAGCAATAGTTAATGAAACGGATGATTATCCAGTTAAATTATTAACTAAAAATCTTGAGCAAACAGAAACTGTAAAAAATAAAATCACAGAAGAATTCAATAACGTTTTAAATATTCTTGATTTTAAAAATCAAGGATACGATATCTTTCGTTCTTGGTATATAGATGGAAGACTTTATTTCCATATCATTATTGATGAAAATAAACCAAAAGAAGGTATCAAAGAACTCAGAAAAATTGACCCACGCACTATCAAAAAAGTTAAAGAAGTAGAAAAGGACGAAAAGCCTGGTGGGCCAACATTAATCAAATCAGTAAAAGAATTTTATTTGTATAATGAAAAGGGTGTCATTAATGGTGCAGATAAAACCACAGGCATTCCCATTTCTCCTGATGCGATTGCATATGTGAGTTCTGGACTAAAAGACGCTAAAAGAAATTATACAATTGGGTATCTACATAAAGCAATCAAGGCATTGAACCAACTAAAAATGGTGGAAGATTCTGTAGTAATATACAGATGGACAAGAGCACCAGAAAGAAGAGTTTTCTACATTGATGTTGGCAATCTTCCCAAAGTGAAGGCGGAACAATATATCGCCGACATTATGAATAGATATAAGAATAAAGTTGCGTATGATTCATCTACTGGTGAAATTAAGGATGAACGCAAACATATGTCTATGTTGGAAGATTTTTGGTTCCCTAGAAGAGAAGGTGGTAGGGGTACAGAAATTGAGACTCTGCCTGGCGGAACAAATCTTGGGGAGATGGAAGATGTACTATACTTCCAGAAAAAGTTATATAAATCTTTAAATGTTCCTGCATCTAGATTAGAACCAGATCAGTCTCTTGCATTGGGAAGAGCGACAGAAATTTCTAGAGATGAATATAAATTTAACAGATTTATCGTTAGACTTAGAAATCAATTTAGTAATTTATTTTTAGACTTACTTAAGACACAATTGATTTTGAAAGGTGTGATTACATCAGAAGAGTGGAAATCAATATCACAAGAATTGATTTTTGATTTTACACAAGATTCATATTATTCAGAAATTAAAAATTCTGAAATGATTAGAGATAGAATTACACTTGCTGGTGAGATGGCAGATCAAATCGGTAAATACTACTCTAATACTTGGGTGCAGAGAAACATTCTAAAACTCAGTGATGACGAAATTAAAAATATGAAAGATGAAATTACGAAAGAGGCGGATGATCCGCTTTTTGGTAAACCAAAAGAAGATGAGGGTTTTTAAATGACAGAGAATGAAGATAATATAAATAATAAAACAATAGATATTGTAGACAATTCTGTTTTAGGCAAAGCGTCCGTTGTTGCTGATAATATTAAATCAGTACTTGATGCAAAGAGACAGGAAGAAATCGACAATTACAAGCAGGATTTTGCAAAAACAATGTTTAATAATCCAGCGCATAGTGATGTTGAAAGTGAAGAATAAATATTAAAAGGGTTTAAAAGATGCATTCTTTTTTAGAATTCTTGGAAGATGACTTAGATGAAGCTGTTAAAAGAAAAATAGTCATTAGAAAAGGTAAGAGAAAAATTAAATATGTGTCTGATAAGGCCGGTTATAAAGTAATTAACAAGAGAGAGATCAAGATTAATCCAGGCGATATGCGAAAAATGAGTATTAGAAACACTCGTTCCGCAAGAAAAAGAAAAGGCAAGGTTAATGTTGCAAATCTCCGTAGAAGAAGATCACTTCAAAGAAGGACAGGACTATGAAACTAATTACAGAAGTAGTTGAAGACATTCTGGTAGAATCCAAAGGAAAAGACCTTTTTATTGAAGGTATTTTCTTACAATCAAATGTCAAAAATAGAAATGGTAGAGTGTATCCCACAGAAGTTCTCGAAAGAGAAGTTGAGAGATATAACGAAAACTACATTCAAAAAAATAGAGCATTTGGAGAACTTGGACACCCAGAAGGCCCGACTATCAATCTGGAAAGAGTTTCCCATATGATTAAAGAGCTTAAGAGAGATGGTGATAATTTTGTTGGCAAAGCAAAAATTATGACAGACACTCCTTATGGTGCTATCGTTAATAACCTTATTAAAGAAGGTGCATCTTTAGGTGTTTCTTCTAGAGGTATGGGTAGTGTAAAACAGTCTGGTGGTGCAAATGTTGTTCAAGATGATTTTTATCTTGCAACCGCCGCAGACATCGTTGCAGACCCTTCTGCGCCCAATGCATTTGTAGAGGGTATTATGGAAGGTAGAGAGTGGGTTTGGGACAACGGTATTATTAGAGAAGCTCAAATTGCAGAATACCAAGACTCTCTCAAAAAGGCCAAAAGGCAACAATTAGAAGAAACAAAACTGAGAGTTTTCAAAGATTTTGTGTCAAAACTTTAAATATTATAAATAAATATAAATTAAAACTCTAAGGAGAAACAAAATGGAAGATTTAAAAAACGAAGATATGATTGAAGAAGTTGTTGCTTCTGAAGCCGAAGAGATTGATTCTCAGGTTGAAGAACTAATTGACGACCTTCAAGAAGATCAAGAAAATGTCACTGAGGCAAAAGCTTCTAAAAAAGAGGATGCCCATGAAGACGAAGAAGAAGAGGACGAAGCTGAGGAATCAGTAAAGAAAGAGTCTAAATCTTCTAAGAAAGAAATGGCAGATGATGAAGAAGAAGAAGACGAAGATGAAGTCGCAGAGTCTAAATCATCTAAGAAAGAAATGGCAGATGATGAAGAGGATGATGAAGACGAAGAAGAAGTCAAAGAATCTCCTAAGAAAAAAATGAATGCATCTTACAAAGTCGCCAAAGAAGATATCGATGTAAAAGAAGATGTCGATGCAATGCTTGCTGGACAAGAACTTACTGAAGAGTTCCAGTCACAAGTTAAAACCATTTTCGAAGCAGCTGTAGTTGCTAAAGTAAACGAACAGTTGGAAAAAATGTATGAAGATTATGAAAAAGAACTTCATGAGGAAGTTTCTCATATCCGTGAAGATATTTCAGAAAAAGTGAATGAGTATCTTACTTATGTCGCTAAAGAGTGGGTTGAAGAAAATAAACTCGCCGTTGAAAACAAACTGAAATTAGAAGTTATGGAAAACTTCATGTCAGGACTCAAAACTCTGTTTGAGGAAAATTATGTTGATGTGCCAGAAGATAAAATTGACCTTTATGGGGATGCGTTATCTTCTCTTGAGGAAAAAGAGACAAAATTAGATGAGTCAGTTCAAAAAAATATCGAATTGACAAAGAAAATTGAATCTCTAGAGACCGAGATCATTCTAAAGGATGTAACAGAAGGTCTTACAGTTTCACAGGTTGAAAAAGTAAGAACACTTTCTGAAAGTGTTGATTTCGTGAACGCCGATGATATGAGAAATAAGATTACATTGATCAGAGATAATTATTTTCCATCTGAAACAAGTGTGGAAAGCGAAAGTATTCTCGCTGAGAGTGCATTAGAAACTTCTGTAGAGGATTCGCCAGTGGTTAAAGAGGAAAATAAATTTCAATCGGTTATGGATATTTATGCGAGAGCACTAAATAAACCTAAAGATTAAAATTTTATAAATAATATTATAGAACAAACATTATCTATTTAAGGAGAAAAAAATGCACGACTATAACGAGAACTTTGTTCAACAGTTAAAAGAAAAGTGGGCACCTGTTCTTGACCATGGTGAACATGCCGAGATTACAGACCCATACAGAAAGGCAGTAACTGCTATTCTTCTTGAGAATACAGAACAAGCCACAATCAAGGAAAACGCCTTAGGACGTTCTTCTTTGGATCAACTTAACGAAACACCAACAAGTGTTGCACCTACAGGTGCTGCTTCTGGTAATATCCAGTATGCAGACCCAGTCATCATTTCGATGCTTCGTAGAACTGCACCAAACCTAATGGCATATGACCTTTGTGGTGTACAACCAATGACAGGACCAACTGGACTTATCTTTGCGATGCGTTCACGTTATTCTTCTCAGACTGGTACAGAAGCATCATTCGATGAAGCTAACACAGAGTTTTCTGGTGATGTTGCAGGACCAAATCACTCAGGTACAGATCCATTTGCTGGTGCTGTTATTGCTACTGGTGCATTGGATGAAACTGGTTCAACAGTAACAACTGGTGTCGCTGGTGCAACTGCACAGGGTGAATTGTTAGGTAACGGTTCTACAATGACTGCAGACGGTCACTTCAACCAAATGGCATTCTCAATTGAGAGAGTATCAGTAACTGCGAAAACAAGAGCATTGAAAGCTGAGTACACAACTGAACTTTCACAAGACTTGAAAGCAGTTCATGGACTTGATGCAGAAGCAGAACTTTCAACAATTCTTTCTACAGAAATCACTGCAGAAATTAACCGTGAAGTTCTTCGTACAATGTACGGTATCGCAAAACTTGGTGCTCAGTCTCAAGTAACTAACACAGGTGTTTATGACCTTGCAACAGACGCTGACGGACGTTGGTCTGTTGAGAAGTTCAAAGGACTTATGTTCCACATTGAGAGAGAAGCAAACACAATTGCTAAAGAAACTCGCCGTGGTAAGGGTAACGTAATCGTTTGTTCTTCAGACGTTGCTTCCGCACTTGCAATGGCAGGTCTTCTTGACTACAACCCACAAATGTCAACAGGTTTGAATGTTGATGACACTGGTTCGACATTTGCTGGAACACTTAACGGACGTTTCAAAGTATACATTGACCCATACTTCTCGTCTGCAAACAACACCGACTTCGTAATGGTTGGATTCAGAGGTACATCTCCATATGACGCTGGATTCTTCTATTGCCCATATGTTCCACTTCAGATGGTTCGTGCGGTTGGTGAGAACAGTTTCCAACCAAAAATCGGGTTCAAGACTCGTTATGGATTGGTTGCTAACCCATATGCAGAAGGTACAACAGTTGGTAGCGGTGCTCTTACAGCTCGTGCAAATACCTACTACAGAATCTTCCGTGTAGACAATATCAATTCTGTATAATAACTATAAAATAGATTGATAGTACTTAGGGGGAGTTTTACTCCCCCTTTTTTTGGCATAAATATTAGGTGAAAAGGAGATTACAATGGATCTTGTATCAAATTCTGTAAATTTTTTAAATACACAAAACTTTACATTTAATAGTAATATATGTCCATCATTAGGCCCATATGTACAAGAATTAACTTTGCCTGGCATACAGTTAGGAGAAGCAATTGCAGAAACTCCTTTCGTTGCAAGAAAAGAGCCAGGAGATAAGTTAGTATATTCTCCTTTGGGTGTTTCATTTACAGTAGATGAAGATATGAAAAACTGGTTGGAAGTTTATGACTGGATTACCGCTCTTGGATTTCCAGAAAATTTTCAACAATATGGAAGCTTTCAAAACGCAAAAAGAATTAACTTAAAGTCTGTATTTGATGACCTTACAATTCTTGTAAATAATAATCAAGAGCAACCAATTATAAGAGTCACATTTAAAGATGCATTTCCAATCTCTATTGGAGATATCCCATTAACAACATCTGCAACAGAGTCGGCCCCACCAGTCGCACAGGCAGATTTTCAATACAGAAACTATGTGGTGGAACGATTATAAATAATTATTAATTGAATGGATTTTTTATTATGAGTGAATACTCTAACTTATTATCAAAAATAGCAGAACTTACCAAAGAGTCCGAAAAGGATGTTAAGATTGATTTTCTGAGACTAGAAGACGAACTAGTTCACAATCAGAATCTAATTGGTAAGTGGATGACCTACCAACAAGTAAATCAGACAAAACTCCAGTTTATTGAACTCGACTATAAAAAATTAGTCGGAGATAAAATGAAATACTATACAGGCAAGATGTCTGAAGATGAAATCATATCCAAAGGATGGCAGATAGAAGGAACGAAAATTCTTAAATCTGATGTTGGTTCTTGGATGGATAGTGATCCAGATGTTTTAAAGTTAAAGAAAAATGTTTTACTTCAAAATCAAATTTTAGATTTAATTAGTAAGACGCTAGACATATTAATAGACCAAAAGAAATGGACTATAAAAAATTACATAGACTGGAAAAAGTGGTTAGAAGGTAATTAATGTCTAAATTTTATGCTGCTAAATTAAATGAGGTTTACTTGCAAGTAGACGCAGACGAACTTCATATGTTAAAGGAACTTGTGGACTACTTCACATTTAAAGTCCCTGGCGCCGAATTTATGCCTGCATATAAAAATAAGTATTGGGATGGTAAAATACGATTGTTCAATCCAACCAATTGTAAGTTGTATGTTGGACTACTAAATCAATTAAAATTTTTCTGTGATAAAAATGGTTATGAACTCTCCTTTGAAGATGATTTAACAGACACAAATTTTACAGATAATAATTTACAAGAGTTGTGTAAATACATCGATCCACATAGTCAGGGGAAGAAGATTGATTATAGAGATTATCAACTTGATGCTATCAAACATGCAATCAACTACAACCGAGCGCTACTACTTTCTCCTACTGCATCAGGTAAATCTTTAATTATATACACATTGGTAAGATTTTATAATATGCATCCTAATGTAAAGGGAAAGAAGATATTGATAATTGTACCAACAACATCTCTGGTTTCCCAGATGTATTCTGACTTTGCAGATTATGGTTGGAATGTAGAAAAATATTGCCATAAAATATTCCAAGGACAAAGTAAAGAAACCGACAAAAAAGTTGTAATATCTACATGGCAGTCCATTTATAAAATGCCTAGAGATTATTGGGATCAGTTTAATGTTGTAATAGGTGATGAGTGTCACTTATTCAAAGCGAACTCATTAAATAAGATTATGGACAGACTTACTAGTTGTAAATATAGATTTGGAACTACTGGAACTTTGGATGGAAGTAAAACTCATAAATTAGTTCTGACTGGATTGTTTGGTGATGTAAAACAAGTTACCACTACAAGAAAACTAATCGATAGCAAAACCCTTGCAGACTTCAGTATCAAGTGTATAGTATTAAAATATCCAGAGAAGATATGCAAGGAAATGAAAGGAACCAAATACGCAGATGAAGTAGAGTGGATTGTCACAAATAATCGCAGAAATGAATTCATCAAGAATCTGGTTCTTGATTTAAAGGGCAACACACTTGTCTTATTTAATTTTGTGGAAAAACATGGAATCCCACTACATAATTTGTTAAAGGATGGTGCAGATGAAAACAGAAGAGTCTTTTTTGTGCATGGAGGAGTTGACGCAGAAATTAGAGAAGAAATACGAAGAATTACGGAAAAAGAGAAAAACGCAATTATCGTTGCTTCTTACGGCACATTTTCTACTGGTGTCAATATTCGTAATTTACATAATGTAATTTTTACATCTCCTTCAAAGAGTCGAGTACGAAATCTTCAATCAATAGGAAGAGGACTGAGGAAGGGAAACAACAAAGAAAGTGCCGTGTTGTATGATATCGCTGATGATATGAAGTACAAATCACATATGAATTTTGCACTGAGGCACTTTTATGAAAGACTAAATATTTACAACGAAGAGAAATTTGACTTCAAAATTCATGAAGTTAAGATTTCTGAGTAGTTTAGAAAAGGATTATTTCCGAAATGAATGTTGAGTATAAATTAATTAAACTCATAACAAAAGAAAATATAATCACTCAAATCACTCCCGAAGAAATAGAAGGGAAGGGTTATATAATTTTTCATAATCCATATGAAATTAAATCGTTCATGAACCCTCAGAACGGTGAGTTTAGCACTACGCTCATTGATTGGTTAAATTTTTCAACAGACAACTTTACAAAAGTCGCACTTAATGATATAATTACCGTTAATGAACCAAGTAAAGATTTAGTTGACCATTATCAAATGATTCTAAACAATAAAAAATTTCAAACTCAGATGGAGAAAGAAGTCGATACCTCTCCTGTAGAGAACAGTGTAAGTTTGGATGAAACGGAAGAATACTCTCAAGATGACTTCTTAGAGATGTTAGTGAAGCATTCTAATAAGACAATACATTAATATCCTTAACCATCCACATAGTGGATAATACACGGTTGTCAAGAACTTGTCAAGAGAAAAAATAAAAAAAAAATTAATTGACACTCCAATTATTTTGTGTTAATATGAACATAACTTTATTAGGAAAAAATATTATGCCAAGAACTAAAGACAAAACCAAGAGAAATCATTATGTTGACAACAAACTCCTACTCCAAGAAATGAGGAAGTATAAGGATGCAGTCAACCAGTCAAAGGAAGATGGGACAGAACGCCCTAGAGTGCCTAACTACATAGGTGAGTGCATTATGAAAATTGCCCAACATCTTTCCTATAAACCAAACTTTATTAACTACACATATAAAGATGAAATGATATCTGATGGGATAGAAAATTGTTTGTTGTACATTGACAATTTTGACCCAGAAAAATCATCGAACCCTTTTGCGTATTTTACTCAGATCATTTACTATGCGTTTATTCGAAGAATTCAAAAGGAAAAGAAACAATCTTATGTTAAGTATAAGTCTCTAGAAAATCAAGAACTTCTTGATGAAGTAATGGCTGGCCCAGATAATAGTCAGGTAAAAAGAGGTGTCTTAGATTTTATACACAGTAACATGGATGAATTTCTTGCCGAATTTGAAGAAACTCAAAGAAAAAAGAAAGAGAAGGCAAAAGAGAAAAGAATGCAGAATAAGGAAGTATAATTTATAATGAAAATTGCATTGATTACGGACACCCATTTTGGTGCCCGAGGCGACTCTATTCTATTTCATAATTATTTTTTGGAATTCTATGATAATGTATTTTTCCCTTATCTTGATGAAAATGAAATTGACACGGTTATTCATTTGGGTGATGTAACCGATAGACGAAAGTTTATTAACTATAATATCTTAGATGGGTTTAAAAGTAGATTTATTGAGCGTCTTAAGAAGTACGACACATATTTCATCATTGGTAATCATGATGTGTATTATAAGAATACAAATCGCATTAACTCAATGGAACAGTTATTTGGTGATCAATTAAAAATTTACACTGAAACTACAACTCTAAATTTTGACGGAACCGATGTATGTTTTATTCCTTGGATTAATTCAGAAAATTATGATAACACAATATCTCATTTAAAGAAAACCAAAGCAAAAATTGCGATGGGACATCTTGAAATCGCAGGATTTGAAATGGGCGCAGGATTGATGTGTCATGATGGCATGGATAAAAAATTATTCAAGAATTTCGATATTGTGATGTCTGGCCACTTCCATCACAAATCTCACAACGGAAACATTCATTACTTAGGGAATCCATATGAAATTACATGGGTTGATTGTAATGATAAAAGAGGTTTTCATATTTTTGACACTGAAACATTAGAACTAGAACACATTATAAACCCATATAAAATGTTTCATAAAGTTTATTATGACGAAGATAAGAAACTTTCTGCAAGTAAATACAAAGACAAATATGTTAAGTTAATTGTAAAAAATAGAACAGACTCCTATAAGTTTGATGTTTTTGTGGATGAACTTTACAGAAATGAAGTTGCTGATTTGTCGATTGTTGATGATTCGACTGAATGGGATTTTGAAGAGGCATCTGATATTGATGCAACCGAAGATACAATGTCACTATTGACAAATTATATTGATAATTACGAAATCGATGTAGATAAAAACAAGTTAAAGGGTATCATGCAAGACTTGTATGTTTCTGCATTGAGAGGTGTGTAGATGATTGAATTTAAAAAGATTAGATGGAAAAACTTTTTATCGACAGGAGACAATTTTACAGAGATACAACTAAACAGGACTTCATCAACTTTAATTGTTGGAGAGAACGGTGCAGGCAAATCTACTATACTGGATGCTCTTACATTTGGACTCTTTGGCAAACCTTTCCGTAAAATTAACAAACCACAACTTGTCAATACTGTAAATGAAAAAGATTGTGTGATCGAAATTGAGTTTTCGATAGGTAAACGAGAGTATTTGGTAAGACGAGCGATCAAACCAAACAAGTTTGAAGTTTATATCGATGGTAAGATGTTAGACCAAGACTCTAAAATTAGAGATAGTCAAATTTATCTAGAAGAAAATATTCTTAAACTAAATTTTAAATCTTTTACCCAAACAGTTATTTTGGGCAGTGCAACCTTTGTTCCTTTCATGCAATTGAATGCAAATGATCGAAGAGATATTATCGAAGATATTCTCGACATCAAAATATTTTCTGCCATGAATGAAATTCTTAAAACAAAATCTACATCACTGAAAGATGAATTGTTTGAGAATGAAAAGGAGAGAGAATTACAAGATTATAAAATTGATTTGCAAGAAAGAAACATTCAACAGTTGAATGAAGATAAGTCTGCATCTATCAAACAGAACAAAACGAAAATTAAAGACAAGAGACTTCAACAGAAAAAAATACTATCTGAAAACGAAGAGTATGATAGTCAATTAAACACACTTGCACTTTCGATTGGTGATGAAGTAAAGGCATTAACAAAGAATAAAAAATTAGAAAAGTTAGACACTCAACTGCACAATAATATTTCTAAAATAGAAGGTGATATTAATTGGTTTGAGAGTAAAGATGTTTGTCCTTCATGTCAACAAGATATTGAAGATGAACATAAACACGAAATAATCTCTTCTAAAAATACTAAGAAAGAAGAAATAGAGAGTGCCTTATTGGATCTTCAAAAAGAGTTAGATACGACACAAGAAAGAATACAAGAAATTGAGACTATTAAAAAGGAAATACTAGAGTTAAACAATAAGAAGAACTCTAACATGAATACCTTTTCGTTTATCCAAGATAGTATCGATGAAATTGAAAAAGAAATCGAAGATGCAGAAAACAATAATGACAATATGATTTCTTTAGAGGATGAGTTGAAAGAACTTAGAAAACTAGCAAAGGATTTAGATTCCAAGAGAAGAGAATTAGTAGATACTAGAAATTATTATAATGTTGCCTCTCAGTTTCTAAAGGATACTGGAGTAAAGACTTCTATTGTAAAATACTATTTACCAATTATGAATAAGTTGATAAACAAGTATTTACAAGAAATGGATTTTTATATTAATTTTACCTTAGATGAAAAATTCTCTGAAAATATTAAGTCTAGAGCAAGGGAAAACTTTACATATCCTTCTTTCTCTGAAGGCGAAAAAATGCGTATTGACCTTGCACTTCTGTTTACTTGGAGAGAAATCGCTCGTATGAAGAATAGTGTCAACACCAATCTTCTTATTCTTGATGAAGTGTTTGATAGTTCTTTGGATGCAACTGGTACAGATGAATTTTTAAAACTGCTAAATACTTTAGGTGGTAACAATGTTTTTGTTATCAGTCATAAGGGTGATATATTATATGACAAGTTCCACAGTGTTGTTAGATTTGAAAAGGTAAAAGGATTTAGTAGGATTGGACAAAATACATAATGACAAGTAAATTATTATTAGGTGATTACAAAGAATGGATTGGTGAGTTGGAATATGATTATCTTTTTACAAGTCCACCAGATTTTGAAGAAATAGGTATAGATCCATCTAAACCAGACCTTTATCAAGATTTTTTAATTGAAGTTTTTAGTGCTGCAAAACCAAAAAGTAATGCATTTACTGTTGCCTTTACCGACAGAAAATACAATGGAACTATTGTACCCAAATCTAGTATTCTGAAACACTCAATGAGTTGTTTGGGTTATAAATTACTGACTCATAAGATATGGGTTAAGAGTGATAAAGTTGATTTATATAGATTGACATACGGTAATGTAATGACTTTTGGTAAAGGTAAAGTGAAACAATACATGTCAAAAGAATTTAAACCAGATGTATGGTTCGATGGATATGGTGAAAAATATAAAAAATATTCATATGGAATGCCAATATCTATTGCAAAAAGATGCATTTTGAATTATACTAAAGAGAATGATATAGTTTATGATCCTTTTATGGGTAGTGGCACAACTGCAGTTGCATGTATTAGAAGTGATAGACAATATTATGGTTCGGAACTTTTACGAGAGACATATCTTTTATCTCTTGAGAGAATTGCAGACGAACGCAACACAGTGATTGGACATTTTTGATGAAGACAGATAGTAATAAAGAACTTTATAATTTTTTAAAAACCATTACGAATGAAAATAGATTGCCTGTTATGGATAGTACACTGTTTACTATTGCGACAGAAAAATATGGTCGTGATGTTTTTAGATCAACGGTTGCAGAGTACATAACAACCGAAAAACCTCTATTTCCATATAAAGAGTTTTCATATGATGAACTTGTTTCTAAATTTAGAAAATTAAAGTCTGCAGATTATTCGGACTATATTTCTCCAGTAGAAAACTTACAAAAAGAGGTTATTGAAAAATACGATGATTACAAATATTCTTTTAAAGAATATGGTATTGGATTGATTGATGCCCCATCCGTTTTCAATGAAGTGAGTGATTATTTCCAAAACAAAGAAAGAATGTCCTGTGGTTCCTATGGGTATAAATCACCAGTAGATAGGTGGAACGAGGGTGATAACATTTGGGGTGTGCTAGGCCCCATATGGCGAGGTGTGAACGATAGTTGGGAACTAACTAACAAACAGTACATGATGGCGTTTAGACTCGGTACATACATTGCTACGCAGTTTAAACCGTTAGTTGCAAAGTGCATATATGAAATGACTTCCGCAAAGAGAGTTTTGGATACTTCGATGGGTTGGGGAGATAGACTTGCAGGATTCTTTTGTTCTAATGCAACACTTTATATTGGTTGTGATCCAAATCCAAACACATTCAAGAATTATAAAATTCAGGCACAAGAATACTCTAAGTTAATAGGTAACACTTATAAAATCGTAGATAAAGAAGATTATTTCGCACTTTATGGTGATAAGAAAACTTGTGTATTTTATCGTTGTGGTGCAGAGAATCTGCCTTGGCATGATATTGGTGACATTGATTGTGCATTTACTTCGCCTCCATATTTTTCAACAGAAAGATATAATGAAGGTGGAGAACATTCCGAAGATCAATCTTGGGCAAAATTTAATGAATATGAAGCATGGAGAGATGATTTTTATTTACCAGTATCTCAAAACACCTTCGATTCTCTTAGAAGTGGTGGACATATGTTGATAAACATCATGGATCCCAAGATTAAGGGTAAAAGGTATCGTTCTGGTGATGAACTTGTGGATATGTTGAGTGATTCGTTTACTGGACAGGTTGGTATGCGAATTATGCAAAGGCCACAAGGAAAGGCGGTGTTTTCTGATGAAGATGGTAACTTCGATAAAGAAAAAATGAATACCTTTATGAATAAAATTTATATGGAAAATGTCTGGTGTTTTCAAAAGGATAAGGACGATTTCGACATGTTTCGACATAAAAGAGTGATAAGTTTAGATAGTTTTTTTTAAAAAGTGCTTGACAAACCCCCTGTAATATGAGATCATCATATAGTGATTTGGTTCTCTATATGGGATTTTTGATATGAATGATGTTGTGATGTTCACAAAGAATTCGAAAAGTCTTCTTGCTAAACTAATGGCAGAAGAAGACATTTCGGTTCAACACAAGAATATTGAGACTGCTTACTTTGATGTAAAAAATCGTGTTCTTGCCCTCCCTCTTTGGAAAGATATGTCTGGTACACTTTATGACCTGTTGGTAGGACATGAGGTGGGACATGCTTTATATACTCCTTCAGAAGAAGGTGTTTTAGAAAATGCAATCAAACGTTCTAACAAAGCGTTTGTTAATGTTGTAGAAGATGCTCGAATTGAAAAATTGATGAAACGAAAGTTTCCTGGCTTGCGTTCATCTTTCTTCAAAGGTTATGATGAACTTCATGACAAAGACTTTTTCGGAATTCAACAATCCGATTTCGGTAATATGTCATTTATCGATAAAATCAATGTGTTCTTTAAGTACCCTTCGAACCAGTATGATCTAAAGGGTTACTTTACTACAGAAGAACTTCCATATGTAAAAATGGTTGCAGAAACTGAAACATTTGCAGAAGTTGCGGATGTTGCAGAAAAAATCTTTAACTTCATTTCTGAGAAAGTAGAAGAAGAAAAAGAAAATCAAATGCAAAATTCTGTTTCACCATCCGATGAAGAAGAAAATCCAGATGCACAAAGTATTGATATTTCTTCTGACAGTTCTGAAGAGATTGAAGAGACTGATGGTGATGGTGATGCTGATCAGGAAAAAAATTCAGAAAACGGAAATGATGATGATTCCAAATCTTCTTCAGAAGAAAAAGTTTCTGCAAACGGTGGTGATAAAATAGAACCATCAGATAGTGAAGAAACACCTACAACATCTACTGGTGGGAAAGAAGGTGGTTCTGGAATTAATGATAATGAGTTTGTGTCTCAGACAGCAACCGACCTTGCAGATGCACTTAAAGAATTGATAGATCATGAAGCGTCTATCACATATCTTGATATCCCAAAATTCAATGCAAATGATTATATTATTCAGTGGACAGAAGTGCGTGATGATCTTGCGAAGAAGTTGGATATGAGCTTGATTACAACTGAAAAAATGAAGAACTACTGGACAAACTCATATACTAATCTTCTTGCAAAACATAACAAAACAATTTCTTATCTTGTAAAAGAATTTGAAATGAAGAAGTCTGCAGATGAGTATGCGAAAAGTTATATTGCGAAGTCTGGTAATATCAACTCCAACAAACTTTGGAGTTTCCAGTTGAATGAAGATATCTTTAAAAAGAAAAATGTCATTCCAGAAGGCAAAAACCATGGTATGGTTATGCTTGTTGACTGGTCAGGTTCTATGCATCGTCAGTTGGTTAAGACGGTAGAACAAACAATTATTCTTGCAACTTTTTGCCGCCGTGTTGGAATTCCTTTTGAGGTTTACAACTTCAGTGATCAAAATCGTTCTAAAGTTGACAAATATGAAATTTTGGAATCGCTAGAAGTAGGTGAACATGTTTTTAGTCCAAATGTAAAACTTCATTGCATGTTGTCTCATAAAATGAAAAAGTCTGAATTCTATGAAGCATGTCGGCAATATATCAATCTTGCATATGCAAATGTATATCATATTTATGGTATAACTTATGAACTGGATCAATACCGCATGGGTGGAACTCCTCTTAACGATTCTTTGATTATTCTTGATAAAGTAGTAGGTAAGTTTCGTAAAGAAAACTCAGTTCAGAAAATGAGTTTTGTAGTTCTGACAGATGGTGAGGCAGGAGATCATTTCCAATATGTTGATGAAACCCCCGATGGACAAAAGTGGATTTCTCATAAAGGATTTTCTTGGCGCCGGACTCTCAATTCCAGTACAGTTTTTGTAAAGGACAAGAATACAGGAACATTCTTTTCGTATGACACAAAAAAACATAGTCAAACTGATGCATATTTGGATTATATGAAAAATAAACATAATGCCTCTTCTATTGGGTTTTATGTTGTGAATAACCTTCGGGACTTAAAATCCGCTATCTATAATTACATGGGTAAAGGAAATGTGTGGTGTGATACTGGAAAATACCTAAAAGAGTCTCGTAAAAATGGTTTCTTGACAGCTACTAAGTGTGGATATGATGAATATTACATTCTTGATATGCGTAACCAAGGTAGTGAAGATGAATTGGAAGTTAGTGATGATATGACTAATGCAAAAATTGCAAAACAGTTTGCAAAATTCCAATCCAAGAAAAAAACCAGTCGCCAACTTCTAAATAAATTTGTCGATCTGGTGAAATAATTGCCAAAAACTATTGACAACCCTAGTAGTTTTTGGTATTATGTACTTGTAATGATGATTTGTGAAACCTTCCCTGTGGAGAATATATAATGTGGAATAAAGACAAAAAGGTAGAGTTCCTTTCAAAACTCCAAACCAAGTATGGTAGTGTTGTCCGTAAAAAAGACATTCTTGCCGAGGCAGAAGAGTTTGGTGAGGCAACTCCCCAATGGTTGTGTAAAACACAAAACCGCCAAGGACATGGTTCCTACAATGTAAGTAATGTGTTTAATATGCTTACAGGTAATGTTGTTCCTATTACAAAAACAAAAAAGTCGGCGGTGTCAATGCCAGAACGTCATACAGAATCATTGATTCCAGAAAAAGATCCAAACTTTGTTAAGTTCGGATTCTACAATGACATGAAAAAGATTCTTTCATCAAAAATCTTTTATCCTGTTTTCATTACTGGACTTTCTGGAAACGGTAAAACCTACGGTTCGCAACAACTTTGTGCTCAACTGAAACGTGAGTGTATTACAGTTCCAATTACTATCGAAACTGATGAGTCAGATTTGTTGGGGGATAAAACCCTTGTTGATGGTAATGTAGTCTTCTCACAAGGCCCTGTTGTCGATGCAATGGAACGAGGTGCAGTTCTTATTCTTGATGAAATTGACCTTGCATCAAATAAGATTATGTGTCTCCAGTCTATCATTGATGGTAAGGGTGTTTATCTAAAGAAAGATAACCGCATGGTTCGTCCTGCGCCTGGGTTTACAGTTATTGCAACTGCAAACACAAAAGGTAAAGGTTCTGATGATGGACGGTTCATCGGTACTAATGTTCTGAACGAGGCGTTCTTGGAACGATTCAAAGTTACCTTTGAACAGGAGTATCCTTCTCAATCGGTAGAGAAGAAAATTCTTACAAACCATCTTACTTCCTTTGGTAAGGTTGGTTCTGAAGAAACAAAAATCATCGAAGACCTTACCACTTGGGCTTCCGCAATTCGCCGAACCTTTGAAGAAGGTGGTATCGATGAAATCATTTCTACTCGCCGTCTAGTCCACATTGTCGAGACATATTCAATATTTGGTGATGTGTTCAAGGCAGTAGAACTTTGTACAAATCGTTTTGATGAAGATACAAAGTCATCCTTTGTTGACCTGTTCACCAAGATTAACGGTGGTGAAGATGTCACAAACATGGGAACGAATGATGAAGAACTATTCAATGAGGAACCATTTTGATAGATTATAAGTTCAACGAAGATGTATTGCTCGAAGAGATTCGGGCATACATCGATAATACATACAACCAACACTATTCGCAAGGCAGATTCCAATCGACCGAATTCATTATGGATAATGGTTTAGGCGAAGGATTTTGTTTAGGAAATGTATTGAAATATACACAAAGATATGGTAAAAAGGGATCACCAGAAGATCATAGAAAAGATCTATTGAAGGTGATCCACTATGGTTTACTGGCATTACATAATCATGATTTAACTTATGGAGAAAATATAAATGAGATTGAGTGAAACAACCCAGAATATTCTAAAAAATTATTCTACTATTAATCAGTCGATTTATCTTAAAAAAGGTAATCGACTTTCGACTATTTCCGTGATGCGAAATATCCTTGCAGCCGCAGATGTAACAGAAGACTTTCCAGTAGATTTTTGTATCTATGATTTGACAAAGTTTTTAAACCTATTGTCAGTATACCCAGAACTTGAATTTCACGAAAAGTATGTGATGATGACCAATGGGGAAAAGAGTTATAAGTTCTATGCTGCAGAACCATCTATTGTTGTATATACAGAAAATACATTTGAACTAGATGGTTCGGAAAACAATCCATCAGGTTCTAAACCATCTCCAACTTGGGATATTGATGTTAATATTCCTAATACAACACTTTCGACAATCAATAAAGTGGCATCGATAAGTGGACTTCCAGATTTTTCTTTGGAAACTGGTGATGATGAAAAAGTATTTTTGTGTGCATTGGATAAGAAAGATGATACCTCTAATGTTGCAAAAGAACCAGTTGGCGAGAGTGATAAAAACTTTAGAATGTTCTTCAAGTCTGAGAACTTGAAACTTATCGAAGGTGATTATTCTGTAAGTATTTCGAAGAACAAAATCTCAACTTTCCGCCATCAGAAACTTCCTATTCAGTATTGGATTACACTTGAACAAGATTCTGTTTATGGAGAGTGAGGATGGGTTCAGAAAATTATCTATGGGTAGAGTCATATCGTCCTAAAACCATTGACGAATGCATATTGCCGGACGACCTAAAGGCGACCTTCAAAGAGTTCGTAGAAAACGGTAGTCTTCCTAACCTACTCCTTGCAGGAGGGCCTGGTATTGGTAAAACAACTGTCGCTAGAGCATTATGCGAAGAACTGAATGTTGACTATATATTAGTGAACGGTTCAGAAGATGGAAACATCGACACTCTTAGAACCAAGATTAGAAACTATGCATCAACTGTAAGTTTTAGTGCGAGTGATAATGCAGAATTTGGAAAGGTTATTATTTTAGATGAGGCAGATTATCTCAATCCGCAATCGACTCAGCCTGCTTTGCGTGGGTTTATCGAAGAATTCTCAGGCAATTGCAGATTTATTCTCACTTGTAATTTTAAAAATCGTATCATCGAACCACTTCATAGTCGGTGCTCTCTAGTAGAATTTAAGATTGCAAAAAAAGACAAACCAAAACTTGCATCTGGTTTTTACACTAGGGTTCTTAAGATTCTTGATAGTGAGAATATCAAGTATAAAGAAAAAGTCATTCAACAACTTGTAATGAAACACTTTCCAGATTGGAGAAGAGTTTTAAATGAGTTGCAAAGATATTCTATAGGTGGTGAGATTGACGAAGGCCTTCTCACTGATGTTGGAGAAATAAATCTTGGTAAGTTAGTATCTGCCTTAAAAGATAAAAAGTTTACCGAAATGCGTGGATGGGTAAATCAAAATTTAGACAATGACCCTAATACTTTGTTTAGAAGTATCTATGATGGACTGTATGACCATATGGAACCATCTTCCATACCCCAGGCAGTCGTAACAATTGCAGATTATTCGTATAAGTCTGCCTTTGTAGCTGATCAGGAAATCAATTTAGTTGCATGTCTTACTGAACTAATGGTAGAGTGTGACTGGAAATGAGTTACGATTTATTTAAAGATTACATTCCATCAATCTCTCATACAAAAAAGAGGTTGATGGATAGTGATGATGAACAATGGGAGAAAAACTATCAACCTTACCTTGTAAACAAGAACTACTCTAATTTCCAAGATACTATATTATACGCCAACGAAATGAACAAATATCATAATCTTGATAATAAGTTACAATTCGATTATTTACTAAATAGTATACGTCCAAGGAAAAGGTTTTCACCTTGGCATAAAAAAACTATTCATAATGACTTTGATTATGTAAAAGAATATTATGGATATAATAATAAAAAAACAGAACAGGCTCTTAATATCCTAACAAAAAAACAAATAGAGGAAATAAAGAGTCAAATGAATAAAGGCGGATAATTATGTCAGTACTAGAAACTTTAGTGGAAGTTGCACTTGGTGATCAAGAAGACTTCTTGAAAATTAGAGAGACATTAACTAGAATTGGTGTCGCATCAAAAAAAGACAGAAAACTTTATCAATCTTGCCATATTCTTCATAAACAAGGAAAATATTACATCGTTCATTTCAAAGAGTTGTTTAAACTTGATGGAAAATCATCAGACTTTTCTGACAATGACAGGGCAAGAAGGAATACAGTTGTAAATCTATTGAAAGAGTGGGGATTAATTAATGTTGTTAAGACAGACGAATTTGAAAGTGCCCCTATTTCTCAAATTAAAATAATTTCTCATAAAGAGAAAGATAATTGGGAGTTAGTACCAAAGTATAATATTGGTAGAAAAAAATAATTTGAAAGGTGAACTACTTAATGACTAATTTTGAAAAAGTAAAACAGTTTATGGAAACCTTTGGACAAGAAGTTGTACAAAAGGCAAAATTTCCAAGTAAAGAAATTGTTAGTTTAAGAAATGAGTTGATTGAAGAAGAGTTACAAGAACTTAGAGTGGCGTCAATCCTAGACAACGATTTAGTAGAAGTAGCAGATGCATTAACTGATCTGTTGTATGTTGTTTATGGCGCTGGACATGCCTATGGTATAGACTTAGATAAATGTTTCGATGAAGTTCATCGTTCCAATATGTCTAAACTAGGACTTGATGGTAAACCCATCTATAGAGATGATGGAAAAGTTCTAAAAGGCCCAAATTTTTTTCAACCAGACTTGAATAATATTATATATTGATTATATATAGTATATGGATCGTGGGTTCCATCGTGCAATCGCAGTAAAATCCACATGTTACCGAAAGGGACAGTACATAAACCTTGCTAAATATAGGAGGAAAACATGGTTAGTACAAGATTAAGAAGTTTAGACCCATTTATGCGTTACAGTGTCGGGTTTGATAGATTGTTTAATGAACTTGAGGCAATGACTCAATCAACAACGCAAAACTATCCCCCCTACAATGTAATCAAAGAAACAGATTCGAACTATCGTATCGAAATCGCAGTTTCTGGATTTTCGGAAGACGAACTTGAAGTAGAAATAAAAGAAAGTATTCTACGAGTAAAAGGTTCTGTCCAAGAAAAACAAAATGATTCTGCATTCCTACATAGAGGTATTTCTGGAAAGGACTTTGAAAGAACCTTTACATTAAATGCCGATATTGTTGTAGTGGGTGCTGAATTAGTGAATGGATTGCTTGTTATTGAATTAGAACATGTAATCCCAGAAGAAAAGAAACCTCGCCGAATTGATATCGGTGGTTCTAAAACACTGCCGAATAAAAAGAAAAAATTCTTGGCAGAGTAAAAAATTGGGGGGAACCATTCCCCCCATCATTTGATGAGGATTAAAAAATGGAAACACATGACCAACTAACAATTGAGTTAGAACAGTATAAATTAGAAAATGAAAAATTTCAAAAAGGTAATAAGTCTGCAGGAATTCGTGCAAGAAAACACCTTAATGAATTGATGAAGTTGTGTAAAACACGCCGTGCAGAAATTCAAGACGAAAAAGAATGGATTGTTAAGGGCGATAGTTAATGAAATTATCAGAACAAGAAACCGAAATTGAAATGAGTGAGGATAAGGTTTATAAGGTTTCTAAAAATTCTGGAGGGTTGGGAGATATTGAATTCTCGCCAGGATTGCCAAATGACCTTTTAATTCAAGACTTATTGAATAACAAAAAAATCGTAATTGCCCATCCAAATGTTGTACAGAAAGTATTGAACATGGAGTGGGCATGGTTCGAAAGAAGAGTTATTAAATGGTTGGGTGACTCGCCTGAAAGTAGAGAGTTACAAAAACGTTTAAGAACACACATTAAAAATGAAAAGAAATGGATCAAAAGAGGAGCGAAAGCAGATGAAGTTCGATTATTCCAATAGTATGAAATTGAGAGCACTTATTAGAAAGTATGAATATGAAAGAGATATGGCAATTGCAAATCTTCAAACATATTTTGAAAATTCTGTAGGTGTTGGTGAACATAGTGATATTGTGGCAGAAATGGATGAACAGGTTTGTCACCTTGCAATGGCAGAAGACAAACTAAAAACTGTAATTCAGTATTTTGCAAATATTCAACAGCAACCAGTCCCACAGACAGCGGAAACCCCAGAGCCTGCAGAAACAACAGATGGCAGTTAAAGTTCTGCGACTAATTTCTGGTGAAGAGATTATGGGCGATGTATCGGAAAAAGAAGATGGTACTATCTACATAAAAGATGTATGTCAGATCGCCACTTCTTACGCCGATACAACAACCGCTACTGCAAGAGTAGGCCTGGCACCCTTTATGCCATATACAAAATCTTCAGACGGAATTACGGTTGCCAAATCATATGTTGGATTTATTGTTGACCCTGTAAATGAGTTGACTAATGAATACAATAAAATATTTGGTAGTGGGCTAGTTCTCCCACCAAGCACACCAACACTCAAAACACCAAAGGGTGGAAATCACGGATTTGTTAAAGTTTAGTGATTGACTTATTGTGCGTTGTGTGATATAATGCACCTAGTAATTTACATAATGAGGAATCATGCGATTTTATACTAATATCCAGAATCTTGGAAATAAAATTCTTGTCAAAGAAACTGTTGATGGTGAGCGTAAGAGGTATCGAACTTCTTACTCACCATCTCTTTTTTATGAAGTAAAAGAAAAAACATCACATCGTTCTCTTGATGGTAAATATTTGAGAAAAGTTAAATTTCCAGATATCCGTACGGCAAGAGCAAAGATAAAAGAAAATGATGGTATTCTGTCATTCTACGGAATGACGCAGTTTATTTATCCGTACATTGCAGACAACTATTCAGATTTAGAATTTGATCTGGACAAGATTAGAATTGCAACACTTGACATTGAGGTCGAGTGTGAAAACGGTTTCCCCAATCCCCTAGAAGCAATAGAACGAGTAAACGCCATTACTCTTAAGTATGATGGTATGTATACTGTTCTTGGTTTGGGAGACTGGGAGAATACTAATGAGTCTTTGTCTCACCTCAATATTAAGTATTACAAATGTACCAGTGAGATTGAACTTCTCAAGTCTTTCTTAAATTTGTGGGAGGCTGCAGATATTGATATTGTGACTGGTTGGAATGTTAATCAGTTTGATATGAGTTATCTCGTAAACCGTATCACAAAAATCCTTGGAGAAGATAACACCAAAAGACTTTCTCCTTGGGGTATTGTAGATAGAATGCAAAAAAACATTCGTGGCCAACTACAAGAACAAGTCAATGTACTTGGTATTAACATTGTTGATTATCTTGACTTGTATCGAAAGTTTACCTATGTTACGAGAGAAAGTTATCGTCTTGACCATATTGCCTTTGTCGAGTTGGGTGAAAGAAAGTTAGACCACTCAGAGTTCTCGCACATGCATCTGTTCTACAAAGAAGACTATCAAAAGTATATTGACTATAATATCAAAGATGTTGAACTTGTTGATAGACTTGACGATAAACTTAAACTCTTAGAACTGTTGATTACAATTGCATATGAGGCGAGAGTGAACTATGATGAGGTTTTTTCTCCTATCAAAACTTGGGACTCGATTGCATTCAATCATCTTAAAAAAGATAATATTGTCATTCCACCAAAAAGAAATAACAGTAAAACTGCTGCATACGCCGGTGCGTATGTAAAGGAACCGACTGTCGGAATGCATGACTGGATTCTTTCGTTTGACTTGAACAGTCTATACCCACACCTTATCATGCAATACAACATTTCACCAGAAACCTTGGTTGAAACAGACAGAGTAGATACATCCGTTGACGATTTATTAGAAATGAAAACAAATACGGAAATTATTTCTAAGAGTAACTTGTCACTTACCCCTAATGGTGTTCTATATAATAATGACAAAAAAGGTTTCCTTCCAAAACTTATGCAGAAGATGTATGATGACAGGGTTTTGTATAAGAAGGAAATGTTGAAGACAAAACAAAAGAAAATTGATGGTGACGGCGACCCCAAAGAACTAGACAAAAGGATTGCCGCACTCAATAATAAACAGATGGCCGCAAAGATTCTTCTCAACTCGGCTTATGGTGCGTTGGGGAATCAGTACTTTAGGTATTTCGATATCAGACAGGCGGAGTCTATCACTCTATCTGGACAGTTATCTATCAGATGGATTGAAAAGAAAGTAAATGAATATGTCAACAAAATTCTACAAAATGAACAAGAAAAGAATTACGTTATTGCAAGTGATACGGATTCGATATACGTCACTCTTGGTGACTTGGTACATAAAGTGTTTAACCAAGGAACTGCAGACAAGGAAACTGAGGATAGTATACAAACGGAACGAGTGGTTAACTTCCTTGATAGAGTCGCTCAAGAGAAATTCGAACCTTTTATTGATCGTAGTTATCAAGAACTTGCTTCGTATATGAATGCATATGAACAGAAGATGTTCATGAAAAGAGAAGTTATTGCATCAAAAGGATTGTGGACTGCGAAGAAAAGATATATTCTAAATGTCCATGACAGTGAGGGAGTTCGATATAAAGAACCAGACCTAAAAATTATGGGCATTGAGGCGGTTCGATCATCTACCCCAGCAGCATGTCGGGATAAATTGAAAGAATCCTTTAAGGTTATTATGGGTGGTGATAACGATGAACTTATTCAGTTTATCGACACTTTTAGAGAAGACTTTAAAACCTTTCCTGTAGATGAGGTTGCATTTCCTAGAAGTGTCAACGGATTACGAAAGTATTTCGATTCTGCAGAACTATACAAGAAGGGAACGCCCATCCATGTAAAGGGTGTCATTCATTTCAATAATTTGGTTAAGAAACACAAACTTCAGATGACATACCCACTAATTCAAGAAGGTGAAAAGATTAAGTTTGTTTACCTTAAAGAACCAAATCCAATTGGCAATAATACCATTGCGATGGCATCAGTTATTCCAAATGAGTTTGGATTAAATGATTACATTGACTATACAAAACAATTCGAAAAGGCCTTCCTTGATCCAATTAAAACCATCACTGATGCTATTGGATGGAAGGTTGAAAAAATATTCACAATAGACGATTTTTTTTAATAGGAGAATAATATGTCTGGACTAATGAGTAAATTGAGAAAGAATACTTCTTTCAAAGACGGAAGAGTTAATACTCTTTCCGAATCTCCATTTCTACACGAAAAGGATAATATTCCTACAAACATTCCTGCAGTGAATGTTGCATTTTCTGGTTCGTTGGATAAAGGATATACATCTGGGTTGACTATGATTGCAGGCCCTAGTAAACACTTCAAGACTGCATTTGGTTTGATTATGATGAAGGCATATCTTGACAAGTATCCAGAAGGTGTTGCACTTTTTTATGATAGTGAATTTGGTACACCGCAAAATTATTTTGATGTGTTCGATATCGATACATCAAGAGTTGTACATATTCCAGTTACTGATTTGGAAGAATTAAAATTTGATATAGTTTCGCAATTAAAAGAAATCGAAACAGAAGACAAACTTTTTATCATGGTCGATTCTGTGGGAAACCTTGCATCCAAAAAAGAAGTAGAGGATGCAGAGAATCAAAAGTCTGCCGCCGATATGACAAGAGCAAAACAATTCAAGTCTTTGTTTAGAATGGTAACACCGCATCTAACAATGAAAGATATTCCAATGGTTGCAATTAATCATACATACGATTCTCAAGGACTGTATCCAACAAAGGTAGTTTCTGGTGGTACTGGAATGTATTATAGTGCAGATACTATTTGGATTGTAGGTAGACAACAAGATAAAGTTGGTGCAGAAATTCAAGGTTATCACTTTGTAATCAATGTGGAGAAGTCTAGGTTTGTTAAAGAAAAATCTAAAATTCCAATTTCGGTATCTTGGGATAATGGTGTAGATAAAACATCAGGTCTTCTTGACATGGCACTAGATTATGGTGTAATATCTAGATCTGGTGGATGGTATCAAATGGTTGATCCAGAAACTGGTGAGGTTGATGATAAGAAGTTTCGTGAAAAAGAAACCCATACCCCTGAGTTTTGGAAAGACTTATTGGTGGATTCTAAATTCAATGACTTCTTGAAAAAGAAATATAGAGTTGGTAATTAGATGAAAATCTTTGCTTCTAAACATGTATATAAACAAAGACTTAATACTTGTAGAGGGTGTGAACACTTTCAAGGTTTGGCACTCGTATGTAAAAAGTGTGGATGTTTTATGCCTGCAAAAGCAAAGATTGCAAATCTAAGATGTCCTGCAGATAAGTGGAAAGAAGTTTATGGTACTGAAGATAAAGAACCAGAAACAATTACTTTGATCGATCAAAAAAAAACTTTAACTAAAGAAGAAAAGATTATAGAACTACATAATAGAGCGAAGACCTTAGAGTCTGAAGCAAAAAAACTTTATGATGAAGCGGATAAATTGAATGGAATTAAGTGAAAGTATAATTCTAAGTGCATTATATTCTAATGAAGATTATGTGCGAAGAACATTGCCATACCTAGAAAAAGATTATTTTACTAGTGAACCAAATAAAGTTATATTTGAGTTGATTCGTAGTCATGTTGAAAAATACAATACTACCCCAACCAAAGATTCTTTAATGATATCATTAGATGATGTTAGTTTGAGTGAAAATAATTTTAAAGAGTCACATGCTCTTATTGAGTCATTAAAAGAAACTGATGAGAAAGAAACTGACTGGCAAGTAGATCATACTGAAAAGTGGTGTCAAGAGCGTGCATTATATAATGCAGTTATGAAATCTATCAGTATATTGAATGACCATGAAGATCAGAAGGGTGATTTACCAAAACTACTACAGGATGCACTTGCTGTATCATTTGATACACATATTGGACATGATTTTGTTGATGATTTTGAAACTAGATTTGAGTTTTATAATAGAGTAGAAGAAAAGATACCTTTTCACTTGGAATTATTCAACGAAATTACCAAAGGTGGACTATCGAACAAAACATTAAATGTTGCTCTTGCTGGTACAGGTGTTGGTAAATCTTTGTTTATGTGCGATCTTGCAGCAAACCATTATATGATGGGGAAAAATGTTTTATACATTACATTAGAAATGTCTGAAGAAAAAATTGCAGAAAGAATTGATGCTAACTTACTTAACATTTCTATTGCGGATGTTGCAAGTACTTCGAAATCTTCATTTGAGAAGAAAATAGAAAAGATTAAAAACAAAACCACTGGTAAGTTGATTATTAAAGAGTATCCAACTGCAGTTGCAAATGCAAATCACTTTAGACATTTGTTGAATGAATTGCATCTGAAAAAGAACTTTACGCCAGATGTTATATTCATTGATTATTTGAATATTTGTAGTTCTGCAAGAATTCGATATGGTGCTGGTATAAACTCTTATACTCTTGTAAAATCAATTGCAGAAGAACTGAGAGGACTTGCTGTTGAGAATGATGTACCTATCATCAGTGCGACACAGACCACTCGTTCTGGTTACTCAAATACAGATGTTGACTTAACAGATACTTCAGAGTCATTTGGACTTCCTGCGACTGCAGACTTGATGTTTGCGTTGATATCTACTGAAGAGTTGGAAGACATGAATCAGATTCTGGTTAAACAATTGAAGAATAGATATAATGACATTAATAATCATAAACGCTTTGTTGTTGGAATCGATAGGCCAAAGATGAGACTTTACGATGCAGAAAATTCTGCACAAGATGATATCGTAGAAGAGGTGAGTACATCGTCCTATAAGAATTTTCAAAACGAAGGAAAGAAAAAAATTGGAAGTGTGGAGATAAAAATATGACACAAGAAGCAAATACTGCAACTACTGCAGAAACAACAGTTCATTTTGAAGTAGATGAAGATAATTTTGATATACGACCACCAGATGGACAACGGGCATTTATTTCTGTTTGGGATAATGTTTTATCTGATGAAGATTGTACTAAGATGATTGAATTGTTTGAAGATGCAAACGAACATCACAGAAAAGTAAATACCGAAGCGAGAACATATACCGAAGTAAATTTCTTTGACCCAGAACTATCTGAAAAGTTCCCAGAGTTTGAAGAATTTTCTATGAAACTTTTAACTATTATTTCTGAGTATACTGAAATGTATCGCAGACATAATAACATTATGTTTTTTCCTGGCCAGTGTGTCAACGAAGAAATTAAAATGAAAAAATATACTAAGGGTTCTGCTGATGATTTTAAATATCATTCAGATGTTGGAGACCACTTATCTGCAAAAAGATTTGTTGCATGTTTCTTTTATTTGAATGATGTCGAAGAGGGTGGGGAGACCGTTTTCCCAGATTATAATCTAAGTGTGAATCCAGTTAAGGGAAGACTTGCAATCTGGCCGCCTTTCTGGACACACCCACATCAATGTATGCCCGCAAAGTCTGATGATAAGTATGTTGTCGGCACATATCTCCATTATATGTAAAATTATAAATAATGGTATTAACTTAATAAAAAGGGAATTCCATTGGCAAACCTTGGATCAAAAGAAGCAAAGTTTGAAAAACCATATTTGAATATGGTTGCAGATGTTATTAATGGTAAAAAAGAACTAAAGTTTGCGGATAGATCAAAGGCCGTAGTTCAATTGACTCCAGAAGTGAAAAAGTTTCTTGGGGCAGTGAAGGACAAATCACAACCTAGAGTTACAGGTTCTTTAACAAAAGGTGGCCAGTACCTTCCCATTTTTAATGGATACAAGTGGACACAAATAGATAAAGCGCCCTTTAGTGGAATGGGAGGCGGTTCTGATGGGAAGACTACCCAGATGCAAGAACTCGCCTCTCTTTTTGCAATACAAAAAAGTATTGAAAATAATGGGTATACTAATCAAGGCGCCTTTATGAAATTATATCGCAATGATTTGAAAACGATATATCCTGCAATGAATGAAGAATGGGAAAACACATTCTTCCAGCAACAACTCACCACATATAGAGAAGTCGGAAACACCAGATATGGACACTACTCCAGAGATGGTGGGTTTATGGATTATATTACTAGTATTTGCAAACAAAAATATGGTATTGCAAAAAAGGATACTTGGAATCCTGCAGATATATGGCTAGTATCTGACCTTAATAAAGTAAAAAATACCTTGAAAGAAAAGGTATTAGACGATGTAACTTCATTAGAAGAATTTAATGCTATTCTTAGAGATATGTTTCATGAGAGAAGAATCGTTGGAATTTCTCTAAAGAAAATGTCTGGGAGAACTGCAAAATGGGAACTTGTGAATCTAGAAAATATGGATATTTTCGATGATAAAGAATATAATTTTAAACTTTCTGATATTGATATAAATTTAAAAACAAAAGGTAATGGAGAGTTTATTAACTCAGATACCAAAATTGTTGTAGAAGGTAAAAAGGGAAAAATTAAATTTCAAATCAGACAAAATAGTGCTGGGTTTAATAATTTAAAAATTGAAGGGACAGACTTGGGTGCGACTTCTGCAAGACTTGGTAAAGTTCCTTTAGATATGGCCAGAAAAATTTTTACAGATGAAGGCCTTACTTGGGATAACGATAACAAAAACTATCCTACATCCGAACAAGAATTTATGAATGATTATAATAGATTCTTGTATAAATTCAATAAAGTAAAACAATATACAGGAATAACCGAAAACCAGTTTCAAAAGAATGTGGTATCGGTATTTAATACATCCAGACCAGATTATGCTCATAGTAAATTGATGCAGCTGCATTTGGTGTGTGAAATTGTCTCTATTACAAATGACGAAAAAAGAGATGATTTACTAACAACTTTAACATATCTTGCCCAGAAGAAGGGGAAAATATTTGGGCCATTCGGGAAACTTTACTAATGAAATCATTTAAAAAATATCTTACTGAATCAAAAGGTGGAAAAAATCTACACTTAGAACACCTTGAAGATGAAATTTTAAACTTTGGGGTCGATGGTGGTCGTGCTGCTGTTCGATTTCTTTTATCTTTAAGAGACATGTTGTCTGGAAACTCAGATTCTAAAGTAAACATGACAGTTAAATGGGACGGTGCTCCTGCTATATTCGCTGGAATTGACCCATCAGATGGTAAGTTTTTTATTGCAAAAAAGTCTGTATTTAATGAGACTCCATTGTTATATAAAAGTACGGCAGAGATTGCTGCAGATACAAAACTCAGTCCTGCCTTAAAATCAAAATTTACTGTTGCACTTCAAGAATTTTCTAAATTGGGAATTAAGGGTGTTATTCAAGGAGACTTAATGTTTACTGATGATGTGTCAGAAAAAACACTTGACGGTGAGACATATCTAACATTTCAACAAAATACATTGATGTATGCAGTTCAGAAAGACTCTGACTTAGGAAGGGCGATCAACGCTGCAAAGATTGGAGTTGTTTGGCATACAACATATTCTGGAAAAGATTTACCATCAATGACAGCTTCTTTTGGTGTTAATATTTCTGGACTAAAGAAAACCTCGTCTGTGTGGATGGATGATGCAACATATAAAGATGTTTCTGGTTCTGCAAAATTTACTTCTTCTGAACTAAAAACATTTAATGGTCAAATGTCTCAAGTTGGTAGAAAATTTAAGAAAATTAAAGCAAACGACTTTAAAACATTCATGCAACTCCAAAACAAAACTTTCATCAAAGGACTTGCTGGTGCAAGTTTTAAAACATATCTTAACACATATATTCGTGAAGGACAGAATATTTCTACAAAGAATATGAAAAATCTAGACTATTCGATGTATGTTAAAAACTTTTTTGATGAAAAGGTTATTGCAAAATTAAAAACAGAAGGTGCAAGAAAAGATAAAGAGAGAATTAGAGATGAGGCAGTAAAGCAATTAATTAAATTAGATAGTGTTGCATATGCAATTGTTGATTTTATGGAAGAATTAATTAGTGCTAAGTCTCTTATTATAAATAAACTAAATAGTGTTAAACAATTAACGCAGATTTTTGTTCGTACAAAAAACGGTTATGAAGTGACAAATCCAGAAGGTTATGTTGCAATTGATACGAAAGGTAATGCCGTCAAAATTGTAGATCGAATGGAATTTAGTTATAATAACTTTACTGCAGCAAAGGCATGGGATAAGTAAAATGGATATAAAAAATATAATCGAAAATCTTAGGAATGAAGAATCTTTAAATGAAGGTATCAATGACCCAGGCATTTTTAAGGCGGTGTTTCTCGCTGGTGGGCCAGGTTCTGGTAAGTCTTTTATTGTAGGTAGAACTGCACTTACTTCTTTTGGTTTAAGAGTTGTAAACTCTGACCCTGCATTTGAAAGAGCATTGGATAAGGCCGGACTAGATAAAGGAAACCCAGATGATATTTTTTCTGACCTTGGACAACAAGTAAGAGGTAAAGCAAAGGCACTTACTGCGATGCAACAAGCGGGATACATGAAGGGTAGACTTGGACTTGTTATCGATGGTACTGGAAAAGACTATGACAAAATTAAAAAACAAAAAGACAAGTTAGAGGCGATGGGTTACGAAACCGCAATGATTTTTGTCAATACCGATTTAGACACCGCATTAAACCGAAATAGACTAAGAGCGAGAAGTCTTCCAGACAATGAAGTTGAATCTATGTGGAAAGGTGTTCAAGGAAATATTGGAAAATTTCAGTCTGCGTTTAAATCAAAAATGGTTGTAATCGATAACTCAGACGGTGCAGATTTTGAAAGAGATGTTATGAGGGCATATAGAACTATTGGTTCATGGACAAAGAAAAAACCATCCAACAGTGCCGCTAAAAAGTGGATTTCTGCAGAAAAGGCCGCAAGAGGAATTAAAGAAGAACTACTTAGAGAAGACGCAGAATTTGCACAAGATAGTTTGGAGATGATGTTAAGACAACTTATTATTCTTTCTAATAAGTCCACGGAACTTGCAGAGGCACTTATGGAAGAAGTAGATAGTCCACAAAATGATGAATATGAAATGGAAGCGTGGGTAGTTTCTAAAGTGACAAAGGCCAAGGATTACATTGACGCTGTTTATGATTATAGTATCATGGACGAAATGGATGATGACTAATGTTAGGATTTACTCAGTATCTTTCTGAAGGTATCAAACTTAAATTGATTCGTGGTAAAGGACAAGATGTTCTTAAAATGTGGGATACTAAGGAAAAGAGTTGGGTAGAACTAAGAGGAAAATCCGATTTTGAGCGAAGATACGATCCAAAAGATCCATTACACAAAGCAATTGCTGCTCTTGGCAAGTCAGCTAATATTTCTGATTTTGTTAACGGAGATGAAGTCAGTATTAACCCGAACCACCCAGATGGTAAAAAGGCATTAAAAATAATAAAAGGTTTGATGAAATGAAAACATTCAATCAATATATTCTTGAAAAAGAAATGCCAGAAATTTACTGCGATATGGATGAAGTCCTTTGTAATTTTACAGGCGGATATACAGATACATTTAATAAAGACTTTGCATCAACTGATAAAGAAGAAAGATGGGAAGATATTAAATCCAAAAAAGATTTTTGGCATACCCTTCCATGGATGCCTGGTGCAGAAAAAATGTGGAGAATGTTAAACAAATATAATGCAAATATTTTATCTGCATATTCAAAAAGAGATTCGAACTCACAAAAAGGAAAAAGATCTTGGATTTCAAAAAATTTGAGATTGAATGGAAAAATACATTTAGTCCAACGAGCAGATAAACAGAAATTTGCTACAACAAATGATAAACCAAATATTCTAATTGATGATTATCCTAAGAATATAAAAGAATGGGAAGCGAAAGGTGGTATTGGTATTCGTCATGTCAATCCAGCGAAGACTATGAGAGAATTGGAGAAGTTATTGAGATGAAAACTTATAAACAGTTTCAAAATATAGAAGAAATGGTGTTGTATCATAGACAGAATGAAATACCACTAATTGATAATGTCTTTCGTCTAGGTTCAAATAATTTTTATGAGACCTTTAGAGTTGCAAGAAGATTATTCGAAGAGGGTAAAGTCGAGTTTGACCTTTACGACATAGAAATGTTACAAACAGATATTGGTGAGTGGGCGATGTTTGAGGAACAAGAATATGTTCCTTTGGACTGTCCTTTGATGGAAGAAGAAGATGTAGAATTGAATTCTCCAAAGAGAGGTGGAAAGAAAAAGTATTATGTATATGTTAAAAATGATAAAGGAAATGTAATTAAGGTTTCTTTTGGAGATACAACAGGATTGACTGCAAAAATTAATGACCCAGAGGCAAGAAAGAGTTTTGTTGCAAGACATAATTGCGATCAGAAGAACGATAAGACAAAACCAGGCTATTGGGCATGTAGACTTCCAAAGTACGCAAAACAACTTGGATTAAGTGGCGGTGGTAACTTTTTTTGGTAATAGGTGATTTATGATGGTTCCATATATTGAAGAAGTAATTGATGAAAGAACAGTAAAGAGAATATTTTCTGGTGATGCTGATGTAAATGATTTAGTGTGGCACAGAGACAATGAAACTAGATTGGTTGAAATATTAAAATCTGATGATTGGCATTTTCAATATGATGACGAATTTCCTTTCCCTCTCTTGGAAGGAATGATGTTAAAAATAAACAAAGGAGTTTTTCATAGAGTCATAAAAGGATATGACTGTGGAAAATTAGAAATAAAAATTCATAGGTTTGACACATGACACAAGACGATATAGATTTTGGTTTTACAGCAGTAGATGAAGAAGATCTTAAAGGATTATCTGGTACATCTACACAGACTGACGAGATGACTTCTCAGTTGGAGACTACAGGCGAGAGCGTAAAACTTTTAGAATACAAAATGGACAATCTTGCAGACCGTCTTGGTAGTATGCTGGATGAAGTTTCTACAGTAAAAGATTATTATGAAAATGAAAAGGTTATTGTATCAAATAAATTACAAGAGGTGGAGAATTTGATTTTGCCACTTCTAAATAATTTAATGAAGAATAAAGAAAAAGAGTATATTTACTGGCCCAATAGAGAGGCTATTATCAATCAACAGATTGAAAGAATCACTAAAATTACAAGAGCAGGGTCATGAAAGATACAGTAGTTTTTACATTTGGTAGGTTTAATCCTCCGACCACAGGACACGAAAAACTTATAGAAAAACTTGCATCGGTTGCCAAAAAAGAAGGCGCCGATTTTATGGTATTCCCTAGTCATTCGCAAAATGACAAAAAGGATCCTTTAGATCATAAAACTAAAGTTAGTTTTATGAAAAAGATGTTTCCAAAATATTCTCGTAATATCATCTCCAATAGAAATGCAAAAACTGCATTTATGATTGCGCCTATGCTATATGATATGGGTTATAAGAGATGTATTATGGTTGTCGGTGGAGATAGAGTTACAGAATTTAAAACTACACTTAACAAATACAATGGTAAAAAAGGAAGTCATGGTTTCTATGATTTTAAAGGTGGTATCGAAGTAGTCTCTGCAGGAGAAAGAGATCCAGATGCTGAAGGTGTTACTGGAATGTCTGCATCTAAGATGAGAGCTGCAGCTGCTGCAAATGACTATGATAGTTTTAAAAATGGTTTACCATCTGCATTTGAAAAGTCTAACGGAAAAAAATTATTTAATACTCTTAGAAAGTCAATGAATATAAGTGAAGAATTGTCAGAGTTTCTTGAGGCAACCAATTCAGACTTTTCACGTTTTATTGACACAGAATTTGTAGAGATTGTAGAAGATATTGAAGACGAAATGTTAATAGAATCTGTTTATAAAGAGTTGGATTTTAAAATTGGTATTGATGATGATTATGCAACAGTATATAAAAGAATATACAATAATGAAGAAGTATCTCAAAAACAAATTGATGATTTAGAAAAGTTTGCAGATAGAATGCTTGCAAAGTATGATATTGATGTTACATTTACAAGACACTTTGTTGATAGAATGAATGATACTAGAAATGACCCAGAAATTAAAGTAGCAGAACTTCAAAAGTTTTTCAAAAAAATTCAAAAGAAAAAGGGTTCTCAGATTAAGGCAAACCCCGACATTGAAGCAGTTCTCAAAGACATGTCAACTAATTTAAATTTACCTGTAGTTATCAATTATAAGAATGGTGATTTTGAGGTTGTCCATAAAACAATCATGCGTAAAAAGAATTTTTCTACATCAAGTAAAGAATTGAAATATGAAAGTCTTGAAGAAGCGAATTATCAAGTAGATATTGAAGGATTGCCCACTTTTTATGTAGATGCAAGTAGTGCTGGGGAAGTTAAAAATAACCTACGCAAAATGTTAAAAAATCCAAAGATTATTAAAGATGTTGAGAAAGTTACTGATGGTGAAGTTAAAAAAGATTTCCGTGACAGGATTACTGGAAAAGATGAAGGTGTATCTCGAGCCCAACAGGCTGCAATTGCAATCGCTAAAAAGAAGTCTGGTAAATATGACAAAGACGGTAATAAAATAGAAGATTGTTGGCCTGGCTACAAACAAGTAGGAATGAAAAAGAAGAGTGGTAAAGATGTTCCTAATTGTGTTCCAGAAGATTTTAAGATGAATCCAGAAAGAGAAAAGGATTTAGAAAAGATTGCAAAAGATTTGCCAGATGATGATTTTAAGAAAAGATACGGCGATGAGTGGATGCAAGTTAAGATGGCAACTGCAATGAACATTCTGAAAAAGAAACTTGGTTATTCTACAGAAGATTTAGAAGAGATTGCATGGTTACACAGACCAAGAGGGTCTTCCAAAACAGTAAAAGTTAAAAAGAAAAAAGATGTTATTGAACCAACTTTAAAAGATAAGATTGCGGCTCGCCGCAAGCTTGCGAGAAAGATTGGAGACAAACTAGCATATAAAATGAGTTGGCAAGATGTGATGAAGGCAGTTAACGAAGATGCAGAGATAAAAAGTTTTTCACAATTTATTTACGAAAGAAAGACAACTCAAGACCCAGATATCAAAGACAAAGATGGATCTCAACCAAAAAAGTATTATGCAAAAGATGCTGATGGTGATGAGATGTCAAAATCAACAAAAGACAAAAGAGCTGCTCACTTTAAAAAACAGGCGTCTAAACCAGATGGAAAAGACTCTTCTTATAAACCAGCGCCTGGAGATGCGGATGCAGAAACGAAACCTTCGCAATATACTAAGAAATATAAACAAATGTTCGGCGAAGATAGTGCAGAGACACTAGACGAAGCTAAGATTGCTGGACTAGTTAAGAAGGCAGATAAGTCTGGCATTTCATATGAAATTCTAAAAAAGGTATATGATAGAGGTATGGCAGCCTGGAAAGGTGGCCACAGGCCTGGAACTACTCCACAACAATGGGCATTTGCGAGAGTAAATTCTTTTATCACAGGTGGCAAAACAAGAACCACTGGTGATGCGGATTTGTGGGCCAAGGTTAAAAAATAGATAAATAATAAGAAAACGGAGATTTTTCATGTTTAAAAAGAATATGACAATTGAAGACATTGCCGCATTTATTGGTGCTGCGTCTGCAGCGCAAGCCGCTGGTAAGAAAAAATTTAAACTTGGTGATAAAGAGTATCCTGTTACTATCAGTAAGGATGTCGCAAAAAAGGTAAGGGAAGAAGATGTCGCTGACTTTATTGGGGCCGCTAGTGCTGCGAAATCGGCGGGCAAGAAAAAATTTAAATTCGGTGATAAAGAGTATCCTGTCACAATTTCCGACAAAGTTGCGAAAGCGGTAAAAGAAGGAAAGATGCCTTGCGTTAAGTGCGAAGGTAAAGGATGTGATATGTGTAATGATAAAGGACATTTAGAAAACGCAGCAAAAGATTCTATCGAAATCAAAAAAGAAGAACTGGAAAAGGTCGAATGTCCAGAATGCGAAGGTAAAGGATGTGATCATTGCGATGATAAAGGATATCACGAAGTAGAAAAAGAAGAGTATAAGTTAGATGGTAGAACAAAGGCCTTTAAAGAAAAACTCCAGAAATTAATGTATAAAGACCAAGGTAAAAAAGACCTTTCTAACGAAAAACAATTTGATGGTAGACAATCTGCATTTAAAGAGAAATTGAAGAAACTTGGATATAAAAAAGAAGATATTACCACTGAAGAAATTTTTAATAAAATTTTAGAAGAACGTTGGGAAGTTAAAGCCGGCAAAGCTGCAATTGGAAGTTTATCCTATGATGATAAAGAAATTGTAAATATTGACAGGGAAACTGCTGCTAAACTGCAAGCATACTTCAAAAAATATAAGAACGGAAAGGCATGGAGAGAACTTTTCCAAGGTAAAGGTAAAGGAAAAGACTCTGTAGAAGACCAAAAGTCGTTTGATGCGTATGCAAAAAGACTTATTGGAGAAGAGTTGGAAGAAGCCAAATCGTCAACTGGATATGAACTATATCATAAAGATTTTTCTAGTGCAATGAAACATGCATATGATTTTGCTAAGAAAAAGTTTGGAATCGAAATTGACCCAGAAGAAATTGATGATAAAGTTGCTATGGGCCCTAGAAAACCATCCAATGGAAAAACAAATTCATATCGTTTAATGGGTACTGATAAGAGAGGTAAATCTAGAGGTGTCCAAATTCAAGTTGCAAACTTGGACAATAAAAGATATGAACTCAATATGTATAAAGAAGAAGTTGGAACAATGTCTCACGAAGAGTGGGATTTATATCAAGAAGAAGTTTTAAGTGAGATGTTGGTTGCTCGTAAAGATTTTGAAAAACTGAAGAAGGGTGATAAAGTAACTGTACATTTTGATTCATCGATGAAAAAAGGACATAAGGAAACTTTAGTTGTAAAGGGTAAGTCGAAGAGTGCAAAGTATGACGTAGAAAAAGTTTCTCTTGGTTCTGCTACCGATCCTCGCAACAGAACTAAATTTTTCTTATACAGTAGAAAAGGTGGAGATGCTTCACTAGCATGGGGAGATATGGGTGTGTCACTAACAAAATTTGTTAAAGAAGAATTACAAGAGGCTGCTCCTAAGATTAGAGGCGGCAATCCAAAACTTAAAAATGGAATTATACGTTCTATTCGTGGAAAGGACGGAAAAGTATATGATGTTGAATTGCAATTAGATAGAAGAGGTATTAGATTTAGAACTCTAGATGATATGGGTACGATTAATACTATTGACCTTCGTCAAGCGTCCAAGATATTTGAAGACTTAGAAAATCTTAATGAGAAAAAATATTCCAAAAAACAATACAAGATGGCGTTTGGTGTTCTAAACGACCCTCGTTGGAAGGGTGGGAATATGACACAGATTGTCAGAACAATCGAAAAGATTGCAAAAGGACTTTCTGATGACCCTGCAGTTTATAAAGCAATTCAATTAACAAATGAAGATTTGCAAGAAGGTACTTGGGCATTTGCTGATAAGTCATCCGAAGTGACTGCATTGAAGAAATTGATGTCTAAACCAATTACTCTTGGAAAAGAGGGAGATGACGCAACAGATGCACTTTATAGTCTGTTGGGTGACGATGAATTGTTTGACGACCTTTATGCTGCTGGTAAGAGAAATCCAAAGGGTGATGCTCGTCCAGTAATTAAAAAGTGGTTTAAACAGAGAATTAAAGACAACTCTTACGGAATGGGTAAAGATGCTGCAGACCTTGCAAAGAAACTTGGACTGAAAGAAGAGGCAGAACTTTTCGTAGAGTTAAAGGAACCATTTATTGTATATGATACCGCTGATGATAACAAAGTTGTTGCAACGGCGTCAGATGAGAAGGGTGCAAAGTCATCTATTGCAAGTGCAGAACGCCCTCCAATGAGAATCAAAGACAAAAAGACCTTGAAAATTGCGAAATCTCGTAAAAAACAAATGATCGGCCGCCCTCTGATGGCACAACATTGTATGGAAGACTCCCAACTTACAGAGTCTATTATTGACGATATGAGAGATATCGTTGATAATAAACAGGCAAAGAAAATCAAAGGAACTATGGTTGATTTGTTTACTGCATCTGCAGTTGTTCAAATATATGACAAGGTTAATGATTCTAATAAGTCTAAAATGGAAAAACTTCCATTACCTAAGTTAGTTGATCTTGCATATAAAATTATGAAGAGGGAAGAAATTAACGAAATTAATACAATCATTGAAAATGCAGATAAAAAAGATGCAAAGGAAATGGAAGAAATCGTTAGAGAAATTAACCCTAAATATAATACGAAACAAATTAAAAAAGAAGTAGAACAAATGGCAATGGAAAAGTATGGTAATAAATCCAGAGCCAGAAAAATTGCAAGTTATGTAAAATAGAGGAGAAATTAAATGTCATTACCTAAATGGGCATCCCCAGCGAAGTGGATGAAAAACGCAGTAGCAACCAATCGTGGATGGGAAAACGAAAAAACTGGTGAAGTATACAAAAAAATTAATGGATTAAAAGATAAGATTGATGATCTTGCTCCACCAAAGAAAAAATCTGCTGCGAAGAAAAAGGTAGAGGTTGTTGAAACACCAGAATCTGGTTCTGAAGAATCCGATTCAGAGGAATCTGATAGGCCTGCCGAATTGACAGATTTAACTAAACTTGAATTAGAATCTCTTGGTAGAGAACATGGGATTGAATTGGACAGAAGAAAAAAGAAAGAAGATTTGATCGCTGAATTAACAGAGGTTTTACCATAATAATAAAAGAAATATAACATGGAAAAATTTGAAAATTTGACGGAGACAAATGTAGCCAACTATCAAATGAAACATTATGATAATCCTCAATGCCATAGTATGGAAGAGTTTCTTGATGACATGAAAAGAATAAAATATGTCAAGAGACTTTTTCATAAGTATCATACTAAAGGTATTTTGAAGGAACGGTTGATAATAAATCACTTAGTAGTATTACTAAATGTATTAAATACATTGCCTTGTAATAGAGTTTTGTTTTTGAAAATTGATGAAGACCAACATTATATTCTTGCAACTTTTTTGGAGTTTCTAAACAGATTGCCAAATAAAATTGAAGGAATTAATGGTAAAATTATTGATAGTAGTATGATTGAAAGAGACAGTCACATAACACAAATTCTAGGAGAGATATAATGGCATCAGTATTTAATGCCTACCTTGCATATCAATTTATTAAACTTCTAACAACGCCTTGGAATGAAACTGAGGCGTTTAAGAATGGTGTTATTGATGATAAGGGAAACAAATTGAAAAAATCCAATCAACTGAAAACAGATGCAGAAAAAAAATCATTTACTGTTTTCCATAAGATTATTTTTAATCTCAAAAGAATTTTAGAAAAGTTTCCAGGCGGTAGATCTAGAATTGCGACTTATGCCGCCGCAATGGCACTTCTTAAAGAAAACAAAGAGAATTTAAAACAAGAAGATTTGCAGTTGTTAGAAGTTGCATTGTTAGACTATATTAATATTTTAGAAGAAGAATACCATAACAAAGAGGTTGAACCTTTAAATGAAATGTGGTATAATGATGTGATAAATTCTGTTAAATCAAAAACTGGTAAAAAGAAAGTATATGACCATGCACTTGATACTTTGTTAAAAGTTTTGCAGAGAAAAAAGAAAGAAAGTGGGCGAAGAGGTTTAAGACACAGTATTAATTATTATTCTGATCAGATTGCAAAAACATATTCTGGAGTAGATGGAAGAACTCTTGCAAAGATTATGAAACAAACATATCCAGAAATAGCAGAAGAATTTGTTGTCGAAGATATTGCAAATGTAGTAGGAGATTCTTCTAATGTTGGTGGGTTTATTCAAGATCCACATCAATTTGCAGGAATGAAAATATTCAAAGTAAAACCAGATTCTTTTAACAAATTTATGAGAGGTAAAAAGAAGTATGGTAGATGGGAGAACTTCATCGAAAAAGATGATGCTGCTGATATCAGAAGATATATAAAATCAAATCCTCATAAAAGAGTAGTTTTACAAGATCAACAACACGGAACAATGATAATTTTACACAGAGATTTATGATGGGTATTTTTAGTGGAGCAAAAATTGCTGTTTTATTATTACTACTATCGGTTGCTGGTGGTGGTTACTTATATGTAAAAAATTTACAAGAAGATGTTGACAGACTAACTAAAAATAATGTATTGTTAGAGACAGCTGTAAATTCCAAAGATCAAGAAATTAATAGATTGAATGAAGAAATTGTACAAGTTAGAGAAGTAAATAGTAGAGTAACGGAAGAAAGTAGAAAGTTAAACGGCGAAGTTGATGTCCTAAGAAATAAATTATCAGAACATGACCTTGGTTATCTTGCTGAAAATAAGCCTGGACTTGTCCAACGAATTATCAATAAGGATATTGAAAATAGTTTAAAGGCAGGGATAGAAGAATTGACTTCAGAAAGTATAGTGGAAAGTAAATAATGAATAAATACATACTAATGTCTTCAATTTTCTTATTGGCGGGATGTTCTGTATTTACGCCAAAAGAGGTTATTGTTACAGAACAGGTTTTTACAGAAAAGGTTCCTTTGGACCTTCCCATGCCAAAACCTGTAAATTGGGTAGATTTTGAATTTTTGGTTGTTACCCCAGAAAATTATGAAGATGTGTTGAAAAAACTCAGAGAAGGTGGTAAAAGTGTTGCCCTGTTCGCAGTCGATGAAGAATCTTATAAGAATTTATCATTGGTTGTTAACGATATGAAAAGGTATATCGGAGAACAGAGAGTAATAATCATAGAATATAAAAATTATTATGAAAAAAATAAATAAATAAAAGTAATATTTTTTAGGATTTAAAAATGCCACAAGAAACTGTAACTGAAAACAGACTAGATAGAATTGAAGAAAAAATTGATAAGTTGTCCGAAGCGATGATTTCTATTGCTAGAGCAGAAGAAAAACTTGCTGGCATGGAACAAAAATATGCTTCACAATATGAAAGACTAAATCGTTTTTCAGAAAAACTAGACACCTTAACCCTCAAAGTAGAAGAAAATTCTAGAACAACTGCAGTATTCCAAAAGGCATTTTGGGTTATTTTGCCGCCGCAGTCTCCTCTATCGCCGCAAATTTATACATGATGGGTTAAAAATTACTTGACTTATCCCCTATATTAGTGTAGTATACAGAAACTACACTATTTTTTTATTTTGGAATGATTGATGCTTTATATTGACCGAACCTTTATCCAAAGGCTTTCCCCCCAACTAGAAGGTTTTACCAAAAAAAGAGACACCCTGTATAACTTTAGGTGTCCTATTTGTGGTGACTCTAAAAAGAAAACTTATAAGATGAGGGGGTTTCTCTACGAAAAGAAAAATAACTTCAGATACATGTGCCACAATTGCGGTGCAAGTATGGGCCTTGCACAATTTATGAAAGAGGTAAACCCATCCTTATATGAAGAGTATGCAATTGAAAAATGGAAAGATGGACAGAGTGGTAAAACTAAAGGTAACTTTGAAAAAGATGTAGACTACAAGTTTGACTTTACTCCTACCTTTAAATCCAAGTGTTCTTTTGATTGTGGAGAGAAAGTTTCTGACCTGCACCAATCACATCCAGCGAAAAAATATTGCGATCAAAGAAATTTACCAAATCAAGAATTGTTATATTATACAGATGATTTTAAATCTGTTGTTGACAAAGTTAGTAAAGAAGGATATAATCTTCAGAAATTTGATAAAAGAATTGTTATACCCTTCTTTAATGAAAAATGTGAGTTGATTGCCTTACAAGGTAGAAGTCTCAATCCAAATTCTTCGATGAGATATATCACAATAAAAATCAAAGAAGTGCCAAAAATTTATGGGTTGGAACGTGTTGACCCAGAAAAAACAGTCTATATAGTAGAGGGGCCATTAGACTCTTTATTTGTGGACAACTCTCTTGCCATGGCAGGAAGTGATATAGACAAATCATACTTCAGTGACTTTTCTGATGTAGTCTTTATACTTGACAACGAACCAAGAAACAAACAGATTGTGGATAAACTGTCAAAGATTATCAATGATGGTTTCAAGGTTGTAATATGGCCAGAAAATATTAAAGAAAAAGATATTAATGACATTATTCTGTCTGGAATGGACACTTTAGAATTAATGGACATTATAAGTAAAAATACCGTTGATGATCTTGAAGCAAAATTAAGATATTCTCAGTGGAAAAAATGTTAGGATAAAGAGGTAACAATGAAAATAAAAATCGATTATGAACGAGATGCCAACTTTTCCGAACAATCCCTAAAATTATTAAAAGACTACTACTGCACAGAAGAAGAAAAATCCCCACAAGATGCGTTTGCTAGAGCTGCAATTGCGTATAGTTATGGCGACAAAAAACTTGCTAAGTCGATTTATGATGCAGTGTCTAAGGGATGGTTCATGTATTCTTCTCCAGTTTTATCAAACGCTCCAAAGTATGGAGAGAAGGCCAAGGCGTTGCCCATTTCGTGTTTCTTGGCATATGTGCCAGATACCCTAGAGGGACTTATCGACCACTCATCTGAATTGAGATGGTTGTCAGTTAAAGGTGGTGGTGTCGGAGGACACTGGTCACATGTTAGGTCGGTATCTAATAAGGCGCCAGGCCCTATTCCTTTTCTTAGGACTGTTGATGCAGATATGACTGCATATCGTCAGGGTCGCACTCGTAAGGGTTCTTACGCTGCTTATATTGATATCGATCACCCAGACATTATAGAGTTTCTTAATATTCGTGTACCAACAGGGGATGTGAATAGAAAATGTTTTAATATTCATCATGCGGTTAACATTACAGATAATTTTATGAGAGCAGTGAGGAATGATGAAAATTGGGATCTTATTGACCCCGCTGATAAATCAGTAAGAGATACAACACAGGCTCGTAAACTTTGGGAACAATTGTTAGAAGTTAGATACAGAACAGGAGAGCCTTATTTAAACTTTATCGATACGGCAAATCGTGCATTGCCATCTCCTATGCAAGATAAAGGTTTAAAAATCCATGGTTCAAATCTTTGCAACGAAATTCATCTGCCAACATCAGATGACAGAACTGCTGTGTGTTGTCTCTCTTCACTAAATTTAGAATTATATGATGAGTGGAAAGACACATCTTTAGTAAAAGACTTGATTAAATTTTTGGACAATGTTCTTCAATATTTTATTGACCATGCACCAGATGAAATTAGTAGAGCAAAATATTCTGCAGAACAAGAAAGATCTCTTGGACTTGGTGCAATGGGGTTCCATTCATATTTACATAGACATAGAGTTCCATTTGAATCAGACGATGCAAAAATTATAAATGAAGAGATGTTCAAAAGAATTAAAGAACAGGCGGTAGAATCTACTAAAGAAATTGCTATCGAAAAGGGTGAGTGTCCAGACATGAAAGGATATGGTGTGAGAAATTCTCATCTCCTTGCAATTGCCCCAAACGCAAACAGTTCTATTATTGCAGGAACATCACCTTCGATTGAACCATCTAAGGCAAATGCATACACGCACAGGACTAGAGCGGGATCTCATTTGATTAAAAACTCTTACTTGGAAGAAGAACTTGAAAAGGTTGGTATGAATACAGAAGAGATTTGGTCTTCTATTATTACAAATGGTGGTTCTATTCAACATTTGAATTTAGATGAACATATTAAAAATGTATTTAAAACTGCAATTGAGATAGATCAATTAAAAGTAATTGAACTAGCCGGTGATAGACAAAAATATCTTTGTCAGGGACAGTCATTGAATGTATTCTTCCCTGCAGGGGCAACCAAGGCATATCTCCATAAAATTCATTATGAGGCATGGAGACAGGGATGTAAGGGACTTTATTATTTGAGAACCGAAACATCAAATCGTGCAGAAAATGTTGCACAAAAGATCGAAAGAGAAGCTTTGCAAGACTTTGCTTCACAACAAACAACAGAGGACTCGCAAGATGAATGTCTTGCATGTCAAGGATAAAGAGGAAAAAAATGGAAGTTCAGTTATATTCAAAATCAGGTTGTCCCTTTTGTGTAAAGGCAAAAAGTTGGTTTGATGACCACGGTATCAGTTTTTCAGAAATCGTATTAGATGATGAAGAACAACGTTTACAATTTTATCAAAGATTAAATGGTGTAAAGGAAACAATTGCAAATACTGCAAAACCTGTAAATTCTATGCCACAAATTTTTGTGGATGGAAAACGTCTTGGTGGTTATGATGATTTGATGAATAACGCAGAAAAGATAATGAAAAAATTATCTGGTGGATTGATGAAACCATCTATTGCATACAAACCATTTTTTTATCCTTGGGCAGTAGAAATTACTACTAGACACGAAAAGGCTCACTGGATTGAAGATGAAGTTGACCTTTCTGAAGATGTGACTGATTGGAAAACTGGTAGAGTTACAGAAGTTGAAAAAGATTATATTACAAACATCTTAAGACTTTTTACACAATCTGATGTTGAGGTTGGTAAAAATTATTTTGAACAGTTTATTCCAAAATTTAAAAATAACGAAGTTCGCAACATGTTGGGTTCATTTGCAACGAGAGAAGGAATCCACCAACGTGCATATGCTCTACTCAATGATACTCTTGGACTTCCAGATAGTGAATATCATGCATTCTTAGAATATGATGAAATGACGGATAAGGTTGATTTTATGACGGCTTCTGACCCATCTACGGTGAGAGGTTTGGGTTTGGCGCTTGCAAAGGCAGTATTCAATGAAGGTGTTGCACTATTTGCTTCATTTGTAATGTTGTTGAATTTTCAACGTTATGGTAAGATGAAGGGTATGGGTAAAGTTGTCGAATGGAGTATTCGTGATGAATCTATGCATGTTGAGGGTGTTTCAAAACTTTTCAGAACATACTGCAACGAACACTCTAGAATTGTTGATGATTCCTTTAAAAAAGAAATTTATGAAATGGCACGAATGTCAGTAGAACTTGAAGATAAATTTATTGACCTTGCCTATAATCTTGGTGATATAGATGGACTCAGTTCCGATGATGTAAAAACTTATATTAGATATATAACAGACAGAAGACTTCTTCAGTTGGGCCTTAAAACCAATTTTAAAGTAAAAGAAAATCCTCTACCTTGGTTAGAGTGGATTCTTAATGGTGCAGATCATACTAATTTCTTTGAGAATCGTGTGACTGAATATGAAGTAGCAGGGTTGAAAGGAACTTGGGAAGAAGCCTACGCAGCATAAAGGAATAATAAATGCAAAAAATAGGCTGTAATTTGTGTGCTGGAGAATATACAATAGAAACCCATAATTCCGAACAAATTCGTTTTTGTCCAGTCTGTGGTGAACCTCTAGAAGACTATATAAATATAGAAGAGGATGACTATATGGATGAAGATGAATGGGAAGAATTCGAAGAATAGCAGGAATTGATTATAGTTTGACCTCTCCTTCTGTATGTGTATATGAGGGAGAGGTTGAAAAAATAAAGTTTGATAATTGTAAGATATATTTCTTATCAAACACAAAAAAATTTTCAGATTACAATTATAAAAATTTAGATGGACAAGAAAATCTGTCCAACTTTTCCACGCCTGAAGAAAGGTATGATTTTATATCTGATTGGGCAATGGATATTCTAATTTCTCATGAAGTTGAGGAAGTCTTTCTTGAGGATTATAGTTATGGTTCTACTGGAAAGGTTTTCCATATTGCAGAAAACTGTGGACTTCTAAAATACAAAATGTGGCAATCAGACATTAAGTTTACTTTGGTTGCACCAACTCAAATAAAAAAATTTGCAACTGGTAAAGGAAATGCAAAAAAAGAATTGATGTATGAATCATTTTTCAATGAAACATCAAGAAACCTTATAGAAGAATTTTCACAAAAATCAGAAAAAATAGGAAATCCTATATCAGATGTAGTGGATTCTTATTTCATATGCAAGTATTCTACTTCAATATAATTCACTTATTTCAAAAAACTTATTGACATTTGTTTGACGCTACTATATATTAGTAGTTATTAAAACAAATGAGGGACACATGAATATTTTTGTTCTCAATAGAGACCCTATAGTTTCTGCAATCGAGCAGTGCGATAAACATGTTGTAAAGATGCCTACAGAATCTGCACAGATGTTGTCAACTGCACATCGTATACTGGATGGTTATGTAGAAAAACGCCCATCTAAGTCTGGTAAAAGAATGATTGACTATTGGGTGCATCCAGATAGTAATTTGGAGAATGTGTTGTATAAAGCGGTACATCACAAACATCCTTCTACTATGTGGACTATGCAATCTAATAACAACTACAATTGGCACTATGTACACTTTTGTGCATTGTGTGATGAGTATGAGTTTAGATATGGAAGGAAACATGGTGCAGATTTGCGGTTAAGAGAAATTCTTGCATCACCCCCAAAAAATATTCCTGTTGGTTACAAAACACAACAACCTCTTGCTATGAAGTCTAATCCAGAATGTATGATGTCAGATGTAGTAGAATCATATCGTGCATTCTACCAGACTAAACAGGAAAGATTCAAGATGGTGTGGAGTAAAAGACCAATACCCGAATGGTTTGTTTTAAAAACTGCTTGACATTGAACGAGTGTACTGGTATTATTAAGAGTAATTAAAACAAAACAGGTTATAGAACTATGATTTTAATAGATTTAAGTCAGGTTATTATTTCCAATCTAATGACACAAGTTGGAAAAAATACTGATGATATAGACGATGGGCTTATACGCCATATGATTCTGAATTCTATCCTAAACATAAAGAAAAAGTTTTCGGGAGATTATGGTAATATAGTTATTTGTTGTGACAACAAAAACTATTGGAGAAAGGATATTTTTCCATTTTATAAGTTTTCTAGAAAGAAAGAACGAGAGGATTCTGGTGTTGATTGGGGGTTAATCTTCAACACAATGCATGAAGTCAAACGTGAATTGCGTGAACATTTTCCTTATAAGTGTATTGAAGAGGAACGTGCAGAGGCGGATGACATCATTGCGGTGATTGTAGAAAAATATGCTCCATGCGAAAAGATTCTAATCGTATCTAGTGATAAGGATTTTAAACAGTTGCAGAAATATCCAAATGTTTCTCAGTATAGTCCTATTCTCAAGAAGTTTCTTAAGGAGAACGATCCAACAAAATATCTTCGTGAACATATTATTCGTGGAGACAAGTCGGATGGTATTCCAAACTTTCTTTCAGAAGATGAGGTTTTCGTAGAAAACCGCCGCCAACGACCTATCACTAAAAAGAATCTTAGTGGTTGGTTAGATATGAGTAGAGAACCAGAGGATTTTTGCGATGCAAACATGATTAAGTATTGGAAAAGAAACGAGGCGCTTGTAGATTTGTCTAAAGTTCCAGAAGAACTCAAGGCTAAAATTCTTAACAAGTTCACTAAAACCCCAAAAGGTAATATGAATAAAGTATTCAACTATTTTGTTGAAAACAGAATGATGTTACTTATGGAAGAAATTGAAAACTTTAAAGAAAAAGAGTATCAAACTTATAACGACATGGTGGAGCTATGAAAAAGTATTCAAAAGATTATAAGTCCATTTCAAGGTGAACCCAATCGTTCATCACGACCATATCTATGGTTTTGAAGTAAAAGTGACCGAATTTAATAGTAAATGGTCACGAAATGGAAAACCAGTAGTCACTAAAAAGTTTTTTATTGACGAAAATAAAGCAGCTGAGTTCGCAGAAAGTATGCGTACTTGATTGTTTGGCCGCATGATGGAATTGGTAGACATAACGGACTTAAAATCCGTAGGCTGTAACGGCCGTGCCGGTTCGAGTCCGGCTGCGGCTACCAAACAATGGGTGGGCGGCGAAGATGGTGAGTCGCATCAGACTGTAAATCTGACACGAAAGTTGAGTTGGTTCGAATCCATCCCCACCCACCAAATTTATAGGTAGATGATGAAAATTGACATACCCCATCCAGATGAAATAAATCAAATAGGTACACAGATTACTATCCACAAGTGGGATACTTGGAATATGGATCATACTCTGGCACTAATCATTTTACCTATGTTGAAACAACTTAAAAAAGAAAAACACGGCTCACCTTATGTCGATCATGATGATGTACCAGAAGAGTTGCGACCTAAAGAGACAGATGAACATGGCACTGATGATACACATTTCGCACGATGGGATTATGTAATAAACGAGATGATATTTGCTTTTGAAAATAAAGTAGATGATTCTTGGGAAGATCGATACTTTACTGATTATGAAGAAGTAACATTTGAGTTTGAGTTCAAAGGAGTCGGGCCCGCTCAACTTCGTCTGTTCCCAGACGAAAACGGTGACATGGAAGATTATGAACTTTATGAATGGGTTCGTGGTGAAAACCCCAGTAAGTTTGACAAAGCAGGACTTATGGCGTATCAAAACCGCATTTCAAACGGTTTTAGATTATTTGGTAAATACTATGAGTCACTTTGGGATTGAGGTTTAGTTATGAAAAATAGATATAAGGAATATTAAGTTGTTTAGTAAGAAGTGTAAATTGCACTTAGAGAAAGTTGGAGAAACACCACTGCAACATTTTAAACATGCAATGTGGGTTTTCTTACAACTACAGAAGGCATCAATTGCAGTAGTCATACACGCAATCGCACCAAGATTTTTTGTATCCTATGCAAGTGATAAATGTAAACAAATATTGGGAAGTAGAAAAAAATGAGTGAAGAAAAATTTAAGGTACACAGAGCCCATAAAATGTTAGACTGGCTTGAAAACGAAGTTACAGATTGGGCCCACGGTTTGGTTACTGAACACTTTGATGTTGAGTGTCCAAGTGAATTGAACAAAGAACAAATTGAAGAAGTAATTGAAGAGTATGAAGAACTTTCTGATTATGCTGGTGGTGATTGGTTGGCCATTGGTATGAGGAATGTTGTTAGTATTTGGGAAAATGAAAATGATGAGTATCTTCTCTAATGAAAATCTTAAACTTTGAAATAAACAAGGGACTACACTGGACAACAGTTCTCACAGAGAAGATTATGTTGGCAGTGATTGGAATCTTAACTGTACTTGCTGCATCATTTGATGTAATTGAGATGATTCAAATCATGAAGATTGAACTTGCAGATTTATTTCTTTTGTTTATCTATACAGAAATTATTGGTATGGTGGGTGCGTTTTATGTAAGTAATAGAATTCCAGTCACCCTACCTATTATTATCGCAATGACTGCATTGTGCAGACTGATTGTATTACATAGTAAGGAGGCAGACCCTTGGATATTAGTTGCAGAAGCTTCTGCAATTTTAGTTCTGGCAGTCGCTGCCTATGCAATGTCTCTAAAGGATAAGTTGAGTTTAGAGAAAAAATCTTTAAGAAATGAGTAAAAAGTGCTTGACATATATAGTATAATGTCGTATCATATATACGAATGATAACTTTTAGAGGAAAAAGATATGAACAAGTTTAAAATCTTCTCTGCAGTTGTTGCACTAGTTGCACTCTTTATTGCTCCGTCAGTAAATGCTCAGAGTGTTATTGGTACAGTTGTACAAGTCGACCCGATTTACGGTACACATGTAAACAGAGTACCGCAACAAGTTTGTAGTGAATATCAAGTTCCTGTCTATAATGGTGGAACCATTTATAATGGTGGTGGTATTGTAAATAATAACGCTGGTAATGTTCTTGGTGGTGCTATTATTGGTGGTATTATCGGACATCAGATCGGTAGAGGTGATGCCAGAAAACATAACCGCAATGTAGGTGCTGTTATTGGTGGACTTATAGGAAGTCAACAAATGCCAAACACTTATGGTAATGTGTATCAGCCTGGTGGAGTTGTTTCAACTCAGATTCAAAACCGTTGTTTTACTACCTACACACATCAGCAAGAAACCTTTATTACTCACTACTTTGTAACAGTAGATGTGAATGGTACTCTGATTCGCCAGAAAACTGGAACACGATATAATGTAGGTGATGCAATCGAAGTATATACTAATTATCGTCTTCGATAAAAAGAAAGTTTTGTAATGACACATGAGAGTAGTATTCTCAGAGGGAAAAGATATCTAGTAATTGACTCTTTTTTAGATGAGAGAGTTGCAAACGATATGGAAAATCTTTGCCTAGATTATGAATTCCCTTGGTACTTTGGTTATGCAGAACAAAAACGTAAAAACAATTTTTCCACAGTCGATAAAGGCGATCCGTTTGGACTTCACAACCACCCACTGGTAAATGATGGAGTCCAAGCGGTTCATCATATCGTCAAAGAAAGAGAAGTTGTTTCTCAAAATTTTTACAAAGAGTACTTGTCTAAGATTCTTTTCAAAATAGATTCACATTTTGGTGTCGAAAGAGTTCCTGTTCAAAGAGCAAAATGCAACTTACAACCTCAATTGACAAATAATAAACCTATCTATTTTAATGTGCCACATATAGACACTATGGATAAACATATTTCGTTTATCTATTATATTAATGATAATGATGGACACACCATATTTTTTACTGATGAAAGTAAAGATAAAAACTCTCCTCTAGAGATAGAACACAGAGTTGAGAGTAAAAAGAACAGAATCGTTTTCTTCGATGGTTCTATCCTTCATACAGGACAAAATCCAATAAATTCGCATTTGAGAGCGGTAATTAACGTCAATATTGACTGGATTTGATAAAAAAAATTAAAAAAAAATTAAAAAAAATTGTAAGTCATTGATTTTGAAGGAAATGTTTTTTTCGAAAAAGCTTGACATTTGGGTTCAAAACCCTTATATTATATATGTAAGGTTGATTGATAGAGGATAAATTATGAACGAACAAATGGAAACCCTTCTAGAAAACATCAAGAAAGACTACTTTGAGTGGACTAGTCGTTGTGCTCGTAGGAAACTTGATACCGATGGTGAACTTACTGAGATCAACAAACGAATGATTGCTGATTTCAATGATGAACTTCACTATAAAGTTGGTAACAAATACATCAAAGTTATCACTGGTAATTGTGTTTGGGGATTTATTGTCAATACTGAAAATGACAAAAAATTCCGCAAGGGTGATATCTTGAAAGCTGCTGGTTGGGCTGCTCCCGCTCGGAACGCTGCCCGTGGTAACATCGTTGATGGTGGTTACACCATTCAGTGGACTGGCCCCCTTTACCTTTAATCCGATAGGAGATATATTATGAACGTTTCTCAAATTTCTCAGATGATGACCGAAGCTCAGACCGCCGCTTATGAGGCTGCTTCGGAATTTGAAAACAAATACTTCCCAAACAATGGTTGGGGTATGTGTGGTTTCGCTTGGGTAAATATTTACGAATACCAAGGACAGAAACTCAAAGGTAACACCAAGATTGGTCGTGCGTTGAAAGCCGCTGGTATCGAACAAAATTGGCAACGTGTTTTTTCAGTGTGGAATCCTTCAAAGTTTCCTACGCAAAATGTTGATACTCTAGAAGCGGGTGCTCGTGCTGCCGCAGAGGTTCTTCAGAAGTATGGTTTCGTTGCCTACGCTGGAAGTCGGTTGGATTAAGGAGAGTTTTTATGTGGAATCCAAAAAACGCATCATGGGGTTGTACAGAAGTTACCAAGGAACTTGCTGTGAAACTTACTGAACTAATTCCCCTGCAAGGTTCTGTTGAAAATCCTCGCAAAAATCGACACCTTGAAAAGTTTCGCAAGGCACAAAATGTTGTCTACGATGTTTTCAATAATGGTTTGTGCAATCGGGGTTCAGAAATTAACAGAGTTCTTGGAGTAAAAGCCCGTGACTTGAACCTTCCAAGGTTCGCTTATGGAAACTATTTCCAAGGTAATTGGGATCAAGTCGAAGAACTTGTGGAAGAAAAATTCACACCAATCGTAATGAACGCAGCAAAGGAACAAGGATTAGTATGATTTATTCGCTGTTAGAATCGTCAATGCGTTGTGCAATTGAACGAGAAGAAAATATTAATGAAGATGGTTCTATTAACTGGAACTTTGTCGATGCAGACGCATATTGGACATGTTCAGAATTCTTTAAGGATTCCGAAGCATTCTACGAAGCGTTTGATGAAATCGCAAATGTTATTAATTCAGAACGCACTTCGATAGAAACTGCAGAACAATTGGAGTTTGTACTCCACTAGGAGAAAATATGTTAGCATATTGTGATTACATTGCAAATCGTATCAAAACATCTCTCACAGGAGATGGAGATTTTGAGGGGTTGATTGAGGAAGTCGGCCCTATTAAGTTTGACCTTGCTCCTGCTGGGTGGATGCAGTCAACGAAGAAGACTTTGTTGATGTGGGATAAGAATGGTAAACGCTATCGTGTAACGGTAGAAGAAGACGAATAAGTTTAGTTAAAAAGTAGTCTTATAAGTTTACTAAATAACCTGTATGAAATTTTTAAAAAAGAAAAAACTCAAAAAGATTGATAAGTTTCTGAAGCGTGGTAGAATTGATAAAATTGTCAACAAATGTTTGAAGGGAGATAGTAAATTATTTCTCGACAAGAACCAAATCGTTAAACAAAAACAAGTTACTGAGTTGAATTGGGACGGAGAATAATGGAAGTAGGTCTGTTAGGTTTACTTGCAGTATTCTTGTGTCCAATGGTATTTGGTGGTATCACTTTTTATTACTCTCATAAGACTACTGACTCAGTGACAAAAAATACTTGGGAATATTGGAGAATTGTAAATGGCAAAGACAATGAAAACTAGTGGAAAGGTAAGGAAAACTGCAAAGATGAGTTCGCATGGTTCATATCGTGCAAAACGCAAACCGAACTCACCTTTGGTATTGGCTAAGAAAAGAACTCAGGCAGCATCTCAGTTTGGTAAAGACCCTGCGTTTAGAGAGGCGGTTTATGGCATACTCCAAGAAAGTTCTTGACCACTACGAAAATCCTAGAAATGTAGGTAAATTTGATCCTGACGAAGATGATATTGGAACAGGAATGGTAGGAGCCCCAGCCTGTGGTGATGTCATGAGATTGCAAATAAAGGTAAATGATGACGGTGTTATCGAAGATGCAAAATTTAAAACTTATGGTTGTGGTAGTGCTATTGCTAGTAGTAGTTTACTTACTGAATGGGTCAAAGGAAAAAGTCTTGAAGACGCCGAGTGTATCCGTAATACAGAAATAGCGGAAGAACTCGCCCTTCCCCCAGTAAAAATTCACTGTTCAGTTCTTGCAGAAGATGCAATCAAGGCCGCAATAAAGGACTACAAGGAAAAACACTAATGTATCTCTGCATTTGTCACGCAGTTAAGGATGGAGATACTAGTAAGTATCACCTTATAGGTACTAAATGCGGTAAGTGTTTGGAAAAAGATCAAAAAAAACCATAGTTTCGTGAACGTGGTCGAGTGGTTAGGCAACGGATTGCAAATCCGTATTATGCAGGTTCGAATCCTGTCGTTCACTCCAAAAAAAATCAATTTTTTTCATCAAAAGGCTTGACATTTGTGATGAAAAGGGTTATATTATATATGTAAGTTAGTTATGAAAGAGTGTGAATGATAGCAAAGAAAGAAAAAACAATATTAGTTGACTGTGATGGTGTTCTCCTTGATTGGGAGTACGCCTTTGATTGTTGGATGACTCGCCACGGTTATGAAGCCGTCTGTGAAGGTGAGTATAAGATGAATCTAAAGTACGGTTTGACTAAAAAAGAAGCAAAGCGTCTTTGTCGAATGTTTAATGAAAGTGCTTGGATTCGAAAGTTGCCTCCTCTTCGGGACGCAATCAAATATGTGAAAAAACTTCATGAAGAACATGGATATATTTTCCATGCAATTACTAGTTTGAGTAACGACCAGTATGCACAACATCTACGGACTAAAAACCTTCGGGAATTGTTTGGAGATAGTGTCTTTGAACGGTATGTTTATTTGGATACTGGTGCAGACAAAGATGAAGCACTTCTAGAGTATGCTGGTACAGATTGTTTCTGGGTTGAAGATAAACCTGAGAACGCAGATGTTGGACTTCGGGTTGGATTGGAAAGTCTTCTGATTGCTCACGACCACAATATCGGATACAAAGGAAACGCTCTTCGGGTTCAGAACTGGAAAGAAATTTACGGTTTGATTACTGGTTAATTAAACAGCAATAGTACTACCTTGAGTAATATTTGACCAAGTTGGATTCCCAACTGTTTGTGCATGAGTTAATGTTGCATAAGTTTCCCACCTATTGACATCATAACTAGAACCCAAATTACCATTATAATACTGAAGATATATGGTCGGCGGAACTCTGTCTGGGCGGCCAGCCGAGAAAGTTCTTAGATTTAAAGAACCGCCACTAAAATCACTAAAATCTAAGGACGAAGACAAATAGAAAGCAATATAATCTCCAACCTGCCCATGCCAAGCTGACCTACTTCCATTAAACATCGCTCCTGGCCCGGCATCGATTTGACCAAGGTTAGTCCTTACATTTTGCGTAAATGGATTTGCATTAGGGCCAAAGATGCCGTATTCTCCTGACTGTAAAACTCCAGTATTGCGGTAAGTCATAGTCGCCGCCAGTCTTGTGCTGTTTGCGGTATATAATCCCCCAGCACTCTCAATATCCCACAAATTATTTGAATGGTTAGATAAACCATTAGCATAAAGTCTCCATAACTGTGCCGAAGTTGCAGCATTCATCAGAGAAACTTGAAAAATATCACTTGTACTATTACCAGAATTGTCATATCCTGTAGCGGTAACATTAAAACTACTTTCAGCAACATTGATATCTGATGTTGGAGTTATTGTGAGTGTGGAATACTGACTTACAAGATTTGATTGATTTAACTGAATAGTACATATGTTTTGATTTGGGTCTGATTCAGAAATTACCCAAGTCAAAAGAAGTCCTTCTGGGTCAGTCGCAGCTAATTGTATTGTTATTGCAGAATCACCAGTTGCAAAAGTTTGATCTGCAATTGGAGTAATTATT